ATTAGCTTAGCTCCATTTTCAACACATAAATTTCCAAAGCAATCAGTATAGACACTACAACCATCTTCTATATTGACTAATGCTAGAGTCAATTCTGAAGGATCAAATGAAGTATTACTAAAATTGTCTTTTAGTTCATCGAACTTAACTAGTGCTCTACCAACACTTGTAAAATAATCTTGTGTGAAATAATCTGGGGTGTTGAAATAAACTAGATACATAACTTTTATTTTTTTGTTTAGAAGTCAGAGCAGGATTCGAACCTACATCTCTCACCTACTATAGTGAGGCGTTACCATTTACGCTACCTGACTTAAGATAACCAAAATATTAGCTCAACTTAGGAAGCCTAATACTAGTAGATCTTTTGCTAGCAAGCTCTTTCTCTTTAGCAATGCTTTCTAAGATCTCATCGAATCTTTTTACAGCATAATCGCTTTTCTCTTGAGCATCTTTATTTTGCCAAGAAACAACTTTATCAATAAAGTCCTCGAACTGTTTGGTAGTCACTTGGCAGGTTGTAGTTATGCCAGTATGATTGTCTATAGTAAGATCATATTTGTAACCAACTTTCTTGTTAACCGTGAACTCACGAACAAACACGTAGTCATATTTAGATCGACCAGTTTGAAGCTTGATCTCACCAGGATTATCTTGAAGCTCACGCTCATTAGAGGAATAATCTTCTGAACGAACCCATTCAATTGACTTATAACTCTTGAGCTTAAGTGAAAAACCAGGCTTCATGAAAGAAGTCTTTTGATCGTTTTCAATATCTGACTCAAGTTCACGGATACTACGATGAAGTGCATCGATAGGTGATTGTAATTGTCTTAACGCAATACTAATCTCTTTACAACGCTTTGACCAATTATTCAAGAATAGATCTTTGATAGTCTCATGATTCTCACATATACGACCAATCGTGATGCCATACTCGATATCACTAGGATCAGAATGTGTGTTACCACTAGACCAATTGAATTGAAATTCAGGAGCCTCTTTCTCACGCCACGTGTTTCTAATACTGAATTCTAGGCGATTTGCCCAACGATCTTTTTGAGTATGCATAGTAAGACTCTCACTACTAATGTCCGCCTTCAAAATGCTAAGACGAATGTTTTGATTGAACCACTCTAAGATCTCATCGTTAAGACTCTGTAAATTCACATTGAATACATTCGTAGTGTATTCACTAACCTCGTTTTGTTTAACGAGCAATTGCGCTTGAAGCGCTTCCAACATAACTTGTTTGTTGTTCATAACTATTATTGTTTTTTGGTTATCAATATACTGTGCCATTTGGACTAGCCTAAAATGGGCTTAGAATCTATGTAAATATACAACAATCCAGTGAGATAAAAAAATATCTAGTGAACTATTTTAAAAATTGTCGATTGATTATCAATCAGTTGTGCAAGTTGTTGAAAGTGAATAAGTTATAAGTGGTTGATTACCAATAGGTTAACCCTAACTTATTGATTATCAATCCCATACTTCTGGATAAGCTTGTCTATTATCTCTTTATCCATCTTATTGAACGTCTTTTGATCTTGTATTTTTCTGACGTAGTCAATATGTTTATTGATAGTGATTAATCTTAAAGCATATTGTTCGTGGTGGTGTGTATTTGTAGAACAGAACTTATACTCTTTAGTCAGTGTTTCTTTAAGTAACTTAACTCTGTTAATGTAAGGATCTGGTTCTGTCTTCTTAGGTCTATTCTCGAATAGCTCTTTAGCTTCCATAGCTTTGACAAGTTTATCACCCATCTTCGATATGGAGAAGCTATTGAATTTCATCAGTCCTTAGATCCCTTAACTATATATTTGAGAATAGTTTTCTGTAGCTCAGATAAGGCTTGTGTATTCTCTCTAATCAGTTCAGAGAGTCTGTCTCTCTCTTCTACAAGTAGTGCCATCATCTCTTCTTGTAGCTTATCTACTTTAGCTTCTAGCTCGTCGTTCTTTTTAACCAGTCTTTGATGCTGCATCCACGCAAAATATCCAAGGATAAATGCAACTAGACCTAGTACTCCGTATTGTAACAAATAATCTTTTGTGCTGTGAGTCGTGACGATTTGAAGTAAATACATTGTTAATGTTAATTTAATGGACTAATCTTTTTGTACAACATATATTCCCAATACTTGGCATATTCATACAAGTCTTCACGCTTCTCATCTATGATGCCCTTTTCAATCATATCAATCATGATCTCTACCCACATATACCTAGGGTTAACATGGTAATAAGGATGGATCTCATTTGGTATACCTGACCCGTCTGCAATGTCGTCTAGCACGTCATAATATAACATAACAATAAATATTAGTTTTACTTTAAGGATTATTTACCGAATAGTTCTTTAATACATTTTTTGGCATCACGTTTGGCAATCTTGTATGCTTCTATCTCCATAGGGTGTTTACTATCTGGAAGATACATACTTAAGATCTGGTAATGCCTCATGTTTTGCCTGTAATGTGTATATTCATGGATAATACTACAGGCTAGTTCATGTAGATCATGGTGCATACTTTTATCTATAAAGATGGTGGATTCTATCTCATCATAGAATGCCATACACCCTTCAGTATAGTAGTCACCATTCTTGAACTCTATGTAAGGAAGGTCTCGGTTGTATTTAGACATACCATATTTTGCAACACACCAATCAAAGATCTTGTTGGCATGTCGCTTGGTAAGCTTTGGTTGTTTGTCCATAACTAGATTTGTTCTTCAATGAAGACCTGTTCGATCTTCTTGGGTAACTTATTATAGTTCATTCTAAAGTGGTTAGGCATCATTTTAACTAACCTCTTGTTTGAATACGGGCTATTGTTAGAGGTACACCATTTCCTGGTGGCCAACATTCTATTATAAAAATGAATGTAACAATTAGCCTTCTTTATGTATTGATCAATGTCTATATCTAGACCGAACTTCTTTATGATCTTGACAGCTCTTTTCTCATTGTCTAGTTCTAGGTCTCTAGACACAGCTAGATGCTTCTTAATGTCTCTAACTTCCTCACCCATCAACCAATCGTCTACTTTAGGGATCGATACATCTGCCTTCTTCCACAAGTCTATCTGATCTACCCATTGGGTCAAATGAGCAAACTCATGTGCCAAGATCTCTATGGAGTCTGGTCTATTCATAGAGCATACCAGCTCCTTATTATATTCGTCAAAATACCCAGAACATTGTAACTTGCCTGGGAGCCTGACGTATTTGGTGCGTCTGAGATCACACTTGATCCCATACTTCTTGCACTCTTGTTTAACGTACTTTACGAATTCTTTTGCTTTCTTATTCATAGAATGTCTTTTTAAAGGTCAAAGAATCCTATGATAAATATTCCGTTTGGATTTGTTCTATATGTTTACAGGTTCCAGCCCTGCCACTAAATTTGAAGGCGTGGCAATTGCATGACCAGTTTTTATGGTCCAGCTTTACAGTATAAGAACGGCCTCCATTTCCTTCAACGTCCCAATCCAACCTCAACTTAAAGGCCTCATTTGTGCCTCCTACGTGAGGCTTACGGAACCACATAAGGTCGGCTTCCGTAGTCCCACTAGGAACATCGATCCTCTTACCATCTACTTGGACATAAGTACCTTTGTCGTCTTGAGTAGGAAAAGGATATTGAAAGCTGTGTATTATTATCATAGGGGTTTAAATTTAAATAAATTCCAGACTCTGGAAAAATCAAAGCCTGTAGTTTTTGGTCTTAGTTTACCGAAGTCATACTCGCTATGGAGATTATGTGCTTGAGGTTGAACGTTTCTGCAAGCAGAACCCACTCCAAACATATTCATCCACTCTTGTTGACTTACTTTCTCAGGATAAGTTGTACTCTTAATTTTAATGTTGCTCATATTAATTTTATTTAGTGTAACCAAATATTTTTGAATCATTAATTTCACGATAAGAATAATCTACACGAACTACCTTAGTTAACTCCTTTTGCTTGATAGTGCCTGTCTTACGATCTTCAATCATAACAGTAGCAACACCTTCATAAGGATCAAGATCAATTGAATCATAGTACTCGTTAGCTTGCTCAAATGTATCAAACAAACGCGTCTCTGTATCTTTATCAGTATATCCATCTAACAACTCTGATTCAAAGTCGTCTTCATTTTCTACAGTAAAGTAAGGACTAACTGTAACAAAGAACTTTTTGTCTTGACCTGTATTTGAATCTTCATTAGGTTCACCTAATACCTGGATTAACTGATCAACGCTTGCAGTTACAATACTATCATGGAAGCTAGTTCCTGATACACGCTTATTTGTCTTTTTCATATAACCTTTATTTAGTTTTAAATTATTGAATGTCTTCAAATTGTCCCCAAGGAAAATTCATATCAAACTTGATATTTGCACTTCTACAAACACTACCAAGATCAACTACTACTCCGTAAGGAATGTTTGATAAAATAGTATTCTCTTGTAGAGTTTCTTCAAGGCGAATAGCCGTATTTGGATAATCTACTTTGAATGACGCAATAGCCTTCTTAAGCTCAGGCTTGGCTCTTTCTAATAATGTTTTCATAACTGTTTATTTTAATTGTTTTTTAAATTCTTTAATCGGATCTTGTTTAGCAATTCGTTTAATGTAACTACTAACTCTATGCTTCTCATTTAATGAACGCATAAGTTCATCTCGTTCTAAGGTCTCTTTCAACCATTGTTCTCTGTTAGTCTCATATAGACTAAGTTTTTTATCTTTACTCATAACTCATAATTTGGTTCATAATCTTCATCTGTATCGTAGCATCCTACCATACGTTCTAACTCAGCATCAATACGAAGTTGATGAGGTCTCCAACGTTCATAACGTTCTGCATTTGTTTCTTTATCTTCAGGCCAATGACTATCATTGTCCCAACCTTTTGGAAACATAGGCTTAAGATCTTCACTACTTACATTAGGATTGATTGTTTGAATCTCACTATCAAACACATTTTTGTCTAGGCTAATAAGCCTCTCTAAATTTTCTTTCACACTTTTCATAACACACAATTTTATAATTAATAATCAAATGAATCTCTCATATTGAAGTCCTCGTCTTCTAGAATGTCAATTTGCTCTTCGATCACACTATCAGGAACATGGCCATCCAAAAACATTTCAAGCTCAACCTCTTTTAGTATCTGATCAATTGGCATTGCTTTGTACTTTCTAATTTCTACTTTGATCTCTTGACCCAAATACTCGATAACTGCAATACCTTTAGTACCTTCTTTGTAGGTATACTCTCGTCCTTTTGGACTTACGAACGTCTTACCAACTTTAGCACTATCCCAATCTCTCTTCTTACCAACTTCTTTTCTTTGCATCATAACATTTATTTTTTAGGTTATTCAAATAAACAATTCTCTTGCTCCCATCGACCGTTTATAAGTCTCTCGATCGTATAGTCACCATTGTACTTACGATTCTCTGGGTGTGTTAGCCACACTTTCACATCGTCTTTCCAAATCTTGAGTTCGTCTCCGTCCCAAGCTTGCTCGATTGTATCGAGACTTTCTAGTTGTCTTTTTGTGTATTTCATAACTTTTATTTGTAATTAAATATAATTATGGAGTCGCGGTCAATCAATTAAAGTCCACATTCCATTCTGTATACTCTATCATGGTGTTCAGCCTCTGAATATACATCTAAATTCAAATATGTATTATTCCAAAAATTATGAAATAAATACGTATCCGCCCATTTAAGGTCAGCTTTCATCACCACTTTAGCTTCATCAGCTGTTAATACTTCTTTTTGTTTTAATTCTTGTACGTTCATAACTATTATTTTTATTAGCTTAAAGAACTTAATACCACACCTTTGTAACCAAGGCTATTAGCCTTCTCGATACCAACGAACTCGCTAAAGTCTTCACCTGGTACCTCATACAAGTATACCTGGAAGTTCTCACAAAACTTCTTAATATGCTTGGACTGCTCGGCCCAATCCATATACATCGTATTGATGCCTAACGTATAGTCAAGCCAATCGTGAACATCACAAATATTCAATACAGGAAATTCGCTTTGTAGCTCAGCGATAACTCTGTTTCTACCTTCTAATACTAATTCATTCATATTCATAACTTTTATTTTAAGTGTCCTTTAATCAATCGAACAATGTAAATATACTACGAATTTTTGACACCAAAAAATTTTTAGTGAACTATTTTGAAAATTGTCGATTGATAATCAATTAGTTATGCAAGTGATTGGAAATCAATCAGTTACACACCTTGATAATCAATTAGTTACGTATGTAGGAAAATTAATATGTATAAGTGACTCACTTCTTGTACCTGCACCTGTCAAAATGCCATTGTTTCATGGCGCTTCCTTTTCCTTTCTTTAAACAGTGCGGACACGTATACACGGGACGAATATCACCAGCATATTTAGGACATTTATCAAAATGATATTTTTTTGCATTATTAGATGCTGTTTTAATTCCACAATGAGGACATTCAATATGGCTGTATACTTTTCCTATGCTAGCTTCTTTTATTTTATTTTTATGTTCTTCAGACTTAGGTTTTCTCATTCTCATTTTTGTTTCCTCAGTCTTAGGTTTTTTCATTCTACTCTTATGGTATTCTGATAAAGGCTTGCCTGTTTTAAATTCACTAATCTTTTTATTTATATGAGCTCTTTCTTCTGGTGTCATGTTTAATCTTTGACTTATTAAGTGGGCTGCGCAATATTCACCTTTATCATAATGAATTTGATAATGCTCTTTTAATGGAAGTGCAATAAGATTAAATATATTATTGTTATTTCTATCACCATCAATGTGATGGATATCATAAGTCACTCCATTTTCATCAACTGGTATCGGTCCGTAATAATCAGACCATATTTTTCTATAATCAGCCATAAAATAAAAATGGACCCAGAGGAAGTAAAGGTCCCGGAATGACCGATACTCCATGAGTCCAATAAATTATTGTAGATAGTTGATTCCGGCAACTTTCTATCTATAATAAATATCTTACTTTTTAAAATCTATAAATTCATTACCATCTTCTTGACTCAAATGATCTTCTTTAGACTTAAATAATACATCTCCAGATCCATCTAATCCGAGGTTTTTAAGATGTGTATAATAAAAATCATCGAGTTGGAATAACTCTTGTGCATCTTCTTTTATCTCTGGTGCATCTATAGGCATTGCTTCTAGACGTTGTAGCATTTTGTTTGAGAACGGATCTTCTATGAACAAGAAGTAACAATTGTAGCAAAGCCATCTTAGGTTCTCTATTCTCCAGTCACTACGTTTACCGTTAACAAAGTTAAGTAGTAAAGGTGCTTTCATATCTGTCAATCTCTTCTCACTGAACTTACATGTTGCACATTGGTAACCTAGTCTACCATCTTTCATTAGAAGTTCTTTCAACCTTATAATCTTCTTGGTATTGATAGGTTGATTCTCTACTAACATGTCGTCTAGATTCTTCTTCCACTGTCCACCTACCCAGTTCTTAGGCATACCTTTGCCTGCTTGATTCTTGTGTAGTTCGAACAAGCTTTTGCCTGTAGCTTCGTCTATATGTTTCTTTGCATACTTCTTGTATGTAACATCTGTAATGCCAAGCCATCTAGCAGCTTCTTTATTGCTTCTAGTATTAGCCATGGCTTCTCTAATTCTTTCTGGAGATAATTGCAGGCCTCGGTTCCACCAGGTTTCTGGTCTAACGCCTCTAGCCATATTTTCTTTCGTGAAGTTATATTGCTTGCTCATCTATTTTAGGGTTTACTTTACACATCAAGTTCCACAAATCAGTTGGGTTGTTAAGTATTACCTCGTCTTTATCATTCACTATAATTGGGTTCATAGTCCCATCAGAGTTTACTCTATCGTATAAATAGAATCCTATTAGTTCCATACATTGCTTACCGAAGTTCATATACAACAACATGTCTATGATAGTAAAGAACTTCTCATCATAGTTAGTAAAGTCAAGGTTTAGATCTGCATAGACTATATTCTGTCTAACAAAGATCTCTTCCATCATCACAATAACATTAAAGAATAGTTCACGCTTCTTGTCTATTACAGACTTCCTCTTCCTTCTAATCAAGGTTTTGGTACCTAAGATCTCATCGACAGCTAACTGAACTTGCTTATATTCTTTTTCCATGCTTTCTCTTTTTAGGTACGTCTATCTTTCCAGACTTAGGTTTTTCTTGTATGGTGTGAATTAAGTTCTTAATGTGAGTGCACATCTCATAGTCTTCGTCTTCAACGTACCAGACTAAACAGGTCTCAAGTGCTTGGATCCAGTTGTTCTTATGAACCTCTACATACTGACCTGAATCGTTTATTTCAAATAAAGATGCGTAGATCTTCTTATCAGCGACTGCTTCTTCTATAGCAAGTGGTACATGCTTCTTAACCAGATCTTTTAGAATATCTGACTTAGCAATTTGCTCTGGAGTTAAACTATCTAAACTATCAAATAGTGCTCTAACAGGTTTACGCATAACTAAATTAATCGTTTTTACTTGAATCTAGGGTTATGCAGTCTCATAAACTCTGCATGCTCTGGTCTTTTCTTGCCATAGAATGGATGGTTTTCTCCTCTCATCTTTTCTTTAAAGCTTTCTGATTGTGTGTTTCTAACTCCTGTATATGTAGGACAGTTGTCGAAGTGCCATCTATGCATAACATTCTCATTTCCTTTTTTACCACAGTGAGGACACTCAGCATCTCTCTTCTTCTTTCCTTTCTGAGCTATGCTAAGTTTAAGTTTAGTTTCCTCTGACTTGACTTTCCCTAAACCAGATTTGTTACCTTTAGAAGTAATAGTCAGCTTTTGTCTATGCTCTAACGTCTTCTTTCTACCAAACCAAGGATGGGCTTCTTTACTTCCGAATCCACCATCTCCGATTTCCTCTTTCATGTTAGCCCAGTTATCTGACTTAACTACATTGAATAAGTTAGAATAATACAATCCTAACTCTTTTACTTCATCTTCATTAATTGTTTCGTGAAGTATCCAAGTCTGTAAGTCTGAGTTCTTGAGGTTGTGCAAGTTAAGGTGTCTTTTCCATCTTAGCCCACTACCTTCATACTTATAAGGATCTTGAACTGTCTTACCTAGATACAATAACCCTTTAGGACTCTGCTTAACGTATATGTAAGTCTTCTTATTCTCCACCTTTCATAGCTTTGATTATCATCGTAGCTACTGAATTTAAAGGTACGATGAATCCTATAACGTTACGATATGGCGATCTATCATCAAAATCTACCATTACGCCAGCAGCTCCTAGGCGTTTCTGTAATGCTATACTTATTTGTTGAGCCAAAGCTTGCTTGTCTCTAGGATCTTGGAACTCTTGATCTAGAATGAACTGGAGTTTAACTCCTTTCTTGGTAGGATTATCGTTAACGTCGAACTGAAGCTTGTACTTCTTTCCTCCGACGGTTATATTGAATAGTGGATTAATAGCCTGCGCCATCTTGTTTTTAAATAAATATCTTACTCTATTGTTAATAGTGACATATCGAACGGTGGATTTTTAACCACGATTTGATCTGGGGCTAGGCTGACCACGTTCTTTACCTCTATTCTGGCTGATCCTAGTTCATATATTCCTGGTTCATAAGGTTCTATAATCGAGCTTATACGCGTCAGGTTTTGTAGAAAAGGATCTTGTTGAGGATCGACTTTACCAAAGGACACTTCAATTTTAATGTTATAATCATCTGGCTGACCTACTTTGTAGATCGAATCGAAATCAACCTGATTGTAGAACTCTTTATCGTGTTCCCAATCCTCTAGTGAAAATCCTAATAGTTCGTTTGCTGGATCATGTTGGTTACTGAAGATAGATATGATCGCTTTCTTTTGATCTTCGTTTCCTAACCACACTCTTGAAAAGAATGGTTCTATTTGTACTATGAACATCGGATTCAATTTGCCAGGTTCTGACAAAACTAGATCCATATCGATCTTATTTAGTTTGGGTTCACCATGATTAAAGTTACCCCACTTCTGTAAGAATCTCCTAATCTCTATTCCGTCTGCTATTTTCTGAAGTTCAACACGTCTTTGTGCATCTTGATTGTTCTTATCAAACCAATTCTTTCCTCTTGAAGATACACATGTGAAATGATATACCACAGCAGAGAAAGTTTGTTTTAGACTTATTCCTGCATGTAAACATCTTTGGACAAAGTCAGAATCTTCTCTAGCTCTTCTAAACAAAGTATCATATCCTCCTATCTTCATCCACGTTTCTTTATGAAATGTATATGGTGCAAAGAAGTAGTCTACTATTTCACTTCTTTTAACTGTTTCTGAAAACTCTACAAACTCATCAAATTTAAATTCAAGAGGATCTAAACCAAAGTCTTTTGTTATAGTTTTATCTGATGGTCCATGAAGTGGTGGTTCTATTCTAGTAGAACTTAATATTGTATTCTCTTCTAAAGCATTTATAACTTCCGTATCATAATGTTTAGACACAACCATATCAGATTGTAGATAGCTTATAATGTCATACTTTGCTAGTTCAACTATCAAATTAGAGTTTCTTTGATAGCCTACTATTCCTTTTAGTTTATGAGTAACTATCTTTAGATCAGTAAAGTCATTCTTTACAGACTTTAAATAGTCAACAGTTCCATCTGTGTCTTTATCTACAAATACTATTATTTCATGGTCTTTATTATCTAGATTCTCTTTCAAAGACTTCAAGAGTAGTTTAGTATATTCTAAAGTACCAGCTCCTACATTAGTTGCAAATGTTATATTTCTCATTTTAGTTTATTGTATACTTGTCTAATACCTTCTTCTAGACCAATATAGTTAATTCCAATTGGTTTATAATCACCTATATAATTAGTGACGATATTATTGTTAGACGATATAGCAACTTTATAATTGCTAAGATTATTTACCATCATTGCAATATCTAAAAGCGATTGCTTTCTTTCATAAACACAATCATATGTTTTAGGCAAGTTATTATTGTTTATATAGTAGTCAACTACACTAACTAGATCTTGCATATAAAAGAAGTCCATGTATTTGTATTCATAAACCTGCATGTCTTCTTTATTTATGTACTTATTGATGCAAGATTTGATAAACCTAGTGTCTAATTCATTCTCATCAAACACAGCAAACACTCTCAAATTATAAAAGTTATTTATCTCTTCTATTGATCTAGCTATAACTTTCTTACTCAATCCGTATGGTTCATCAGACATATATAGTTCAGCACCAGAACCAAAATGGATTAGTTTATCATAAGACAATTTATTCTGAAGTAGATTATAATACATAGACAAGTTAATGTCCATGTCTAGATAATTGTCTTTTCTAAGTCTACTACCTCCTGATACTGCGGTATGTATTATTACATCGAAGTGCTTATCTCTCATGTAAACTCTTGTGTCAATAGAGTTAGTAAGGTCTAATGTGTCTCTGCCAATACATGTTACATCATACTTGCTAGATAGTTCTCTGTAAAGACTCTTAGCAATATAGCCAGATTTACCTGTAATTAATATATTTTTTATTCTATCCACTGTATATTTTTTAATTCTCCTGGTATGAACTTACCGTCTTCTCCTAACTTGGCTACTACTTTAGGTTCATGAAATTCATTAGGATCTGTGAACACTTCACATATTGCAGGACCTTCTTGACTAAAGAATTCTTTTAGCGTAGATTCAATATCACTATTGTTCTTTATAGAATAATAAGGTAAGTCGTATGCATTTATTAACTTCTTAAAGTCTGGAAAAGAAACTCCGCTTGACTTCTCAGAAGCTACATACTTCCCTTTAAAAAAGGTTTTCTGAGATATCTTTATAGACAGATACCCATCGTTGTTTAATAGAATGAGTTTTATAGGAAGGTTATAATGTTTGATTGTTTGTAATTCATGTACGTTCAAATGTAAACTTCCATCTCCTTCAAGACAAACTATTTTGTGTTTAATAGCAGCTCCTATTGCTGCAGGCATTCCGTATCCCATCGGAGCACAACCAGTATTTGTAATTAGTCTTTGATCTTTCTTAAGATCTAAAACCTGCATAGTAACTACATTAGCAGATCCATCACTTGTTATTACATGGTGGTCGGTTGGTATAACTTTACTGAGCTGCTCTATAAAATAATAGTTACTAACAAAGTCTTGATTGTCTCTGTGTCTTTGTAAAACTTTAGGAGCTTTGTTTACTTCATTACAATGATCAATCCACTCTGTATTAGTTCTAGGTAACTCTTGAGCCAATAGCTGTTTTAAAAACTGTTTAGCATCAGACTCAACTTTAAGATCAGTAAATAGTGTTGGTTTATTTAATTCATTAACATCTACGTCTACATGTACTTTATAAGCTTGTTTAGCAAAGCTATGAAAGTTGTATCCTGTTTGTCTAACATATAATCTGCTTCCTATAGTTAATAAGAAGTCACAATCACTGATTAAGTTGTTGGCACATATTTGTGCGTGTGTTCCAAATCTACCATAGTATTGTGGATATTCTGATGTGACTAGATCATTTCCGTTCACTGCAGTTATAACAGGAATATTGGTTGCTTCTAAAAGTTTATGTAGCTCATCAACACCACCACTTAATCTAATACCATTTCCAACTATTAGTAGTGGCTTCTTTGCCTCTTTCCATTTATTTAATATTGTTGATAGATCAATGTTGCTAGCATTTTTTATTTCTGTATTATCTTCAAAGCCTACTAATAATTCTGGTTCTATATTTGCTGATTGTACATTCAATGGTATATCTATCCAAACAGGACCAGGTCTACCTGTAGTTGCTAACTTACAAGCCTTTTCTAAATGATACTTTATTTGATCTGGTTCATTTACCTGTACTGCATATTTAGTCATGCTTTTTACAGACTCAACTATATTAAACTCTTGGTCTCCTAATTGTCTTAAAGGTAGGTTTGTATACTCAGTAGTCATTTCTTTATTGACTTGACCACTTATAACAATAACAGGAATAGAGTCTAACCAACTACATAAAGTACCAGTAATAGCATTAGTTCCACCAGGTCCACTAGTAACAACACAAGCGCCTAACTTGTTATTAATTCTAGCATATCCTTCTGCAGCGATAGACGCAGCTTGTTCGTGGTGCGTTGCTACATATTGAACTCCTTCGGTACTTCCTAATGAATCAACTAAGAATATGCAACCTCCACCAGATACTGTAAAAATTGTATCAACTCCATAGTTATCCCTTAAGTATTGAATCACAAAGTCAGATACTCTCATACGTTTCATTTAAAACTTTTCTAATGACTTCAATGTCTTCTATATTTTTTAGAAAAGGTTCTTTATCAATAAGCACCATAGTCAGTTGACCTGTACTCTTTTTATCAGACTTTACAATCTCTAAAAGTCTATCTAAGTTAAACCAATCTCTTTCTAATTCTAGTTCACTGTCTTTTATCAATTTGATTCCTTTGTCTAGAATGATCTCATAGTTGTGAACATCATAGCCAAGATACTTTGAAACTCTAGCCGCTATCATAGATCCTAATATAACAGCAAGTCCATGAGGTATCTTGTTGTTAGACGTAGTTTCTATTGCATGGCCAAATGTATGTCCATAATTTAGAAAGCGTCTTTCCTTTTTATCAAACTCATCTTTCTTTAAAATACTAATTTTATATGAAAGACCTTCATGAATCATTTCTAGTATATCTCTAGAAAGATTAAAGTTCTTAATGTCGTTTTGTAATATGCTAAATTTATAAATCTCTCCTAAACCACTAATATAATCTTTTCTAGTGAGCGTATTTAGAAACTCTTTATTAATTAATATCTTAGTTGGTGGATAGAAAGTTCCTACTAAATTCTTCTTACTACGTAGATTAATAGATGTTTTTCCTCCTACACAACTATCAGCTTGTGCCAAAAGAGTTGTTGGTATTAAAATGTATTCTATTCCTCTGGCATAAACAGATGCACAAAATCCTGCTAGGTCTTGTATTATACCTCCACCTATAACAATTAACTTGGTTTTTACATTAGCTCTTCTTTCAGATAGCTGGCTTAATAAGTCCTCAGCTCCTTCAAGAGTCTTTGCTTTCTCAGTTGCTTCTACTATTATACCACTATTTAATTCAGGATATAGGTTAGCGACATTACTATCTACAATAGATACGGTATTAGGTTCTTTCATAAGATCCTGAATCACTTGCATCGTGTCTATGAATTCAATAGTATAACTATGAATTGAAGACTCTATAGTTAATTTGCTGTGCATGTATAACCTCCGTCTATTATAATGTTTTGTCCTGATATGAACGTATTCTCTATTGACATTTGGTATACTAGCTTAGCAACCTCTTCTGGTTTTCCAAGTCTTTTAGCCGGAACCTTCTTTACAAGTTCTTGTAGTTCTAATTCAGTATTATTCTGATACGTCAAATCTGTTCCTATAAAACCTGGTGATATAGTATTGGCTAAAATCCCTTGGCTTGTATACTCTGCTGCTATTGCTTTAGTTAATGCGTGTAATGCATTTTTGCTTGCACTATAAGCAAGTCTATTAGGTTTTGCTATATTAATCCAAATGCTTCCTATGTTTACTATTCTACCGTATCCTTTTGATATCATATAAGGTAAACACTGTTGTACAATTTGCAGAGCAGAGTTATAATTAACCTGCATCACATCATTATCAGATATGTCTACAATACTTTTTAAAGGGTTAATACCTGCATTGTTAATAACAATATCGTACTCTATATCTTCTAATAGAACATCTGATCTCAAGTCTAATTGATCTCTCGTAGGACTAATCACATAATGACCATTACTTTTAAAGTATTCTGTGATTGCTTTACCTATGCCTCTAGAACCTCCTGTGACTAATACTTTCATGATTATTTAACAAATGTACTATTTCCAAATATTCTTACAATTTCACATTTAGAATTAGAAATAGAAACTGGTATTTTATTATCTCCTATTAAGTATTCTTTAAGTGCACTTTCATAAAATATTTCATTGTAATTTTTCTTATACCAATAATCATCTATAAAATAATAGTATTTTGTTTTTACATCCATGTAATTTTCTGGGCCTGCCATCCATATATCATATATACCATCAGGTCTTGAATTTGAACATAAAATATGATCTTTAGATAATTCTTCCACTTTAAATTTTTCTGTATAATTTATATCCATTCTAGTTGAAAAATATATATCATATTTTTTATAATTTCTTGCTATTTCAAAAATCTTTCTGGATCCTTCAAGCATATTTTTAACTCCTAAATTTGCTCTAGAAAAATGATGGTCTTTAATATACTCTATTGGAACATTAGGATCTTTATCTTGTTCTATATATAATATCTTAGGATTATAGGATGCATGTATTCCAGATATGTCTGCTAGCTTTGAAGACTCTTCTAAATTTTTTCCAGTTAAATCATCCCAGCCATTCCAATAAGATCCTCTATTTGTATTAACTGTATTCCATGTATGAATAAAGATATCACCTGGTATTTGTGAATACACGTTATCAAAAAAATTTCTATAACATGATTTCCATGATCTTGAATGCCCGTGAAATAAATAAGCAATTTCCATTATTTAAATTGTATTTATTGATTGATTAATTCTATCTTGAATCATTTTAATTCTAGATAAATCATAGTTGGCATTCATATTATAATACTCGTGTTTACTCATTAACCATTCGTATTCAAACATCTGCGCTTTTGATAATGCTCTAGATAAATTTTTAAGACTTATAGATGGATCAAATATAGCATATCTAGTTTCAAACTTATCTAACAACCCTTCCGAATTAAGCTTCTTAAGAAAGTTGAGTGAGTCTACTGATACTGCGCCTCCTAAACAGGCTTTTAATCCCTTCTCTTTTACTTTACTAAATACAGATTTTGTCATTTTAAATATTTCGTCACTATTAACATAGGATCTATCTTTTCCCATTGAAGAAACTAGATCTACTCTACCAACTGTAATAGCATATAAGCTGTCTGCTTCTTTTATTGAAAGTATAGAATCTATATTGGATACCGCTTGTTGGGTTTCTATATTAACTAAAAGCTGTAATGATGATACTACGTCTTCTGGAAGGGTTTTGTTTATAGAGTCTATAAACTTTTTTAATCCAAATGCTGATTCTACCATCGGAGCCACTACTCCTTTAACTCCTATGATAGATAAGTCTTTCATATCTCTTATTGCTTCAGGGCCACCAATCTTTAAATTAAGTTTTACTTTAGATTGATTACAAACTTCTTTTAATCTAATTGTCTCATTAAAAGTTGCTCCTTCATCTTCAAAGCTTGTTTTTATTCCTATAAGCCCGTCATTCTCTACCAAGTCGGTTAATATCTTTGAACACTTAAATTCTCTTATATTCATACTATTTGTTTTTATTTTTTTAATTTACCAAATAAATTTATACTTATAATATTCTACGATAGCTTCAATCTCTTTACTAAATACTCTATTAGGTTCCCAACCTAAAGATCTAAGTTTAGAATCATCTAAAGCATATCTAATGTCTTGACCAGGTCTACTGATAGAAAAATCAATAAAGTCTTCAGGTATTATTGACTCTTCTTTAAAATAAGACTTAACTATAGATTCTACAGTATCTATGTTTCTTTGTTCAAATCCACCGGCTACATTGTATATTTCTCCAATAGATCCTTTTTCAATTATAGTCATAACGGCTTCTGCTGTATCTGCTGCGTGTAACCAATTACGATACGGCATTCCATTGTCGTGTAGTGGTATCTTCTTGCCTATTCTTAAATGCTTAACAGATTTAGGAATTAGCTTCTCTACATATTGACCTATCCCATAATTGTTTGTAGGTCTTATAATCATATAAGGAACTTTATGAGTTCTACCCCAAGCCATGACTAACATATCAGCGGCAGCTTTGGTTGCGGAGTAAGGATTGGATGGTTTTAGTATATCCTTTTCTGTATGATCTCCTGATTCGATATCTCCATATACTTCGTCTGTACTAAAATGGATTAGAACAGGCTTCTCTGTATTCTCTCCTCTGTGATTCTTAATTAGTTCTAATAGGTTGTGAACACCGTCTACATTTGATTTAACAAACTCTTTACTACTAACTATACTATTACCTACGTGCGTTTCAGCGGCAGTATTAATTACATAATCACAATCATATAAGAACTGAACGTCGTTAATGTCTTGTCTTTCAAATGTGAATCTATCTCCGTATTTTTCTGTAAACTCAAATAATAGATCTTCATTAGAAGCGTAAGTACATTTATCTATTCCTCTAACATACCAACCCTTTTCTAAACAAGCTCGAGTTACGTAAGATCCTATAAACCCAAAGCATCCTGTAACGTAAACAACTTTTATCATTTGTCTATTTTTTTATAATGTGATACTAATTTTTTTACTACTTCTTCTATACTATATTTAGTTTTAAAACCATAAGAGTTTAACTTGGCTACGTCTAAATATGAATGTTCTACCTGTACAATTTTATGAAAAAAAGGTATACTTATTTCAACGATCTTAGAAGTGGAGCTAGATTCTTTCATTGCTATGTCTACAACATCAGCTAATTTACTTGGCTTACCACTTCCTATATTGATTATCTCGTTTACGGGTGCATTATCTAAACAACACATTATTGCACTACAAACATCATCTACATAAATATAGTCTCTTAATGCCGTTCCTCCGTTGTATAGATTAACATCTTCACCTTTAACAGCTTGCCTGATCAGGTGTTGCGCAGCATTTTTCTTTTTAGATATCTTATTGTCTCCTTCTCCAAGTACATTGGCCAGTCTAAAGATTCTATACTTAATATCAAATGTTTCACAAAAGCTTATTAGCATTTGCTCAGCGCATCTTTTTGTAATTGAATAAAACCCCGTAGGATTACAAATAGACTTCTCTTCATTGAATGGCACTACTTCATTTTTACCATAGACAAACCAAGAACTTACAAAGTTAAATACAAAATCTTTATTGTTCCTGTCTATATTATCTAACACATTCATTAAGACAGTTAGATTAGTATCAATGTCCTTATGTAGATCTACGTGTACGTTGTAGTTGTCAATAGTACTAATTAAATACAATACCTGATTTGACTTAGGTACGTAGTCCTCTCTTTCAAGCTTAATTACTTGGTCTGGATACATTTCACAGAATCTTCCTCCTATGAATCCACTAGCTCCAAATACAGATATATTATTCATCTAATATTACTTTTTGAAATTTAGATATGTTATGTTTATTATTTCTAACAAATTGTTCGTAAGGGTATTGTTGATAATCGTCTAAAACTTTTACCAATGGAACAGGTGACATACCTCTTATTCCACTAGGATCTTGTTTATATTTGAAGCCAGCAAACTCTCTATTGAATCTAGGTTTATTATCTATATGCGTTTCTATGTTATCGTTTCTTAGTTCATAAGAAGCTTTATTATACAATCCTGGTATTTCTATGTCTGGCATTCTTTGTCCAAACATTTCAATATATCTATGAACTATATCTCCGTCTTCTTCTCCAAAACCACAAAGTCTTTCATCAAAGTATCCTAATTTATGCATGATACTCTTTGTTAGAACAAAATGAGAAAATTGGTTATTGATAGTAAAGAATTGACTTTCTGTATTTTTAATAAAAGATTCTACAATAGGAAGTGTTTTAGGATTATCGTAAACCACATCGTCGCAGATCATGAAAATATATTCAGTTTTACTAAATATGATCAACGTATTCCATAGTTTGCACAAACTCTTAAACTCTGGGCATATGATAGGATATATGCTTTTATACTGCTTAGATAGATCTAGCATCTCTTGCCTATATTCTTCTGGCATCTCCTCTTCATTATTTCCATTCACTGCTATCATAATATCAACCGTATCTGGGACGTGTTGCCTGATTTGGTGCACTAGTTGCTTAACTAGCTCTGCTCTTTGCTTAAATGTGACTATTGCTATTGTTATATTAGTATTCACTTTCAAATGCTTTATATAGTTTAACCTTTTGTTGCTCTAATTTATCTTCAGACTCTTTACTAACTGTATTAGGATGGTCTAAATATATAGCCAAGACTTCTGGTATCAGTTTAAACTTAGCTCCAGCTTTAGCAAACCTTGCCCACATTTCCCAGTCTCCAATGATACTATATTCTTCTTGATTAAAATAACCTGCCTTGTCATGTAACTCTTTCTTCCATACAGGATCTGGTCCTATCAGACAAGCTACTTTATAATGATTCTCATAGTTATCTGGAAACTGCAAAATGTTTTTCTTACTGAGATCTAGATTGTTGAAGTTTTCATTTGGATCAATAGTAGCTGCGTAATAGTTATAAGCTACATCAAAGTCGTTGTTCTCAAGAAGATCATATTTTATTTTGGTATTGATAGGATGCCTTAAGTCGTCTACATTCCAATTAGTAAGGTATTTAGTGGTAGCTGCTTTAACTCCTAGATTCCACGCATGATACATTCCGGCTTTCTTATCTTCTTGTATTAATTTAAAGTTAGGATATTTTTTAAACACATCAAATTGATCAGACCATTCTGAGTAAACTATAATGTGCTCTGTTTCTAAAAAGAAGTGTTGTTCAATTGCATTATTAAAGTATCTTAGAATATAATCTGAGTATCTGTTCAGAGGTCCTATTGCTGTTATTACACTGAGTTTGTAAGGGTTTAGGTTTACTGTCGCTTCATTGTTCATACTCATGAAGTCATAACCCCAGTTACCTAGGTTTGGTATGTTGTGCTTTTCTGTTTTACTTTTAATGTAGTCTAACTTGTAGTTATTTAACTGGGCAGTTTTAGATATAGTATAAGGAGATATTTTTAATGGAATAAAAGTATATTCTTCTTCCCATTTAAAATCATTGACTGACTCATCATAGGCCTTATTTCCTACTATCTGCACATTGTGCACAAGATTGTTAACATAGTCATAAACTTTCCAATAGTATTGTTTGATAGCTACATGGGTTTTATCTAACCATTGAAGGTGTGCTATAAACAAACTTTCCGGGTCTAAAGCTTTTTGATTCTTAGGCATTGGTAAATGAGTAGAGTGGTTTTGTTTCTCTTCAAATTTACAAGCTTCACTATAACAACCTATACGATCTTTAAAATTATTCTTCCAAGGTCCATCTACTCTTAGAGTATTGCAAGATGTATATTGTTTCCACTGCAAATGAAACACTGTATCTGGGTTGTCATCTAGGAACTGTTCTAATTGTTGTTTAGACATTTGACCATCCAGATATTCGTCTGAATCTAAACAGATAATCTTGTTTGAATATTTGTATGCTGTATCAAATAATCTTTGTCTTATATTAGTTTCTATGATAAGACTACCATCTTCACCAGTATTAGTTATGATCTCTAGTATGTTGTATGTTTCTTTTACTTCGTTCAAATACTCAAAGCTACCATCATTGCATCTGTCCAACATAAAAACAAATCCATCAGTATGTTGGCTCCAAATAGGAAGTAACTCTTTAATTAGAGCTAGTTCATTTCTGGCCATTGTTATTTGTACAATCATTTTGAAAGTAGTTTAAACATTCTATGTTTCCAATCGTCTACTGAATAAAATAGTTGGTAGTTCTTTTTAGCTTGATAAGAACACTCTTCATAGAACAGTTTATCTTCTTTAAGTTGTTTAGCCAGTTCAACTGCTCTTTGTACATCATTAACATCTACAGACAAATTAGAGTGGCAAAGCTTTTGAGTATCTACTTCACGGTTACCGATACAAGGAATTCCTAGATAAGCGCAGTTAAGTGCAAATGTGCCTGCTGCAATGGTAGGCATCATATGAACTGCATACTTGAATGTAGATAGATTCTTCATCCAATCTAACCATGACATTCTAGGTAGGTGGTTAATGCCTCCTATTAGATTCTCATTCTCTCTTTTAGCGTGACTATCTTGAACAAATATAGGATTGTTAAACTCTGAGGCCACTATATAACTTTCGAATCCTCCATACCATCTTGCCATGTTTCCTCCAATGATAGTCTTGTCTTCTTTGTTTGGAGTAATGTCTTTGATCAAGTCGTGGATCATTAGAGTATGTATGGCGTTCACAGGTTTGTTTTGGAACATTCCTTTGTAATATACAGTATCATGTTCATTGTGACAGAAGATCGAATCACACGCGGCTATCATGTTATAGTAATAGACCTGGTCATATATCTCATAATCATTCCACAACCAATGTGGACCTTCTTGAATAAAGTGTATTTTCTTGTTGTTCTTTTTTAAAGTATCTATAAAATTACTTCGAAGAATACCAGATGTAGGATTTTGTTCATCACTTAATTTAGTTCCTATTGAGTTAAGGTAGACCGCTCCTTTAGGAAAAATAATGAATACATGATCATAATCATTTATTTTATTAAAAAGAGTTATGTTGAAGTGGTCTGCGTCTAGCGCATACATCCATGCAAACTCTGTCCTCATATTAGGATATGTAGGAAGTGTTTTTCCATTGAATGGTAATTCTGTTAAAAATGCTATTTTCATTTATATTCGTTTTTCCAGTATTCAATCATTTCGTCTAGCATAGTTTCGAAAGTATATTTAGGCTGCCAACCAGTAACTTGCTTTAACTTAGTGCAATCGCCTTTCAATACATCTAGCTCTTCTGGTCTAAGATACTTCTGATCTTGCTTTACCCACTGTCTCCAGTTTAAACCAAGTTTATCAAACACATACTCACACAACTCTCTTACAGTGTGTGATATACCAGTTGAACAAACAAAGTCATCTGATTTATCTTGCTGAAGTATTAACCACATTGCTTCAACAAAATCTTTGGCATGACCCCAATCTCTTGAAGCATCTAAGTTACCAAGTCTTAACTCATTAGACAGACCATAGTATATCTTTACAGCTTCTTTAACAACTTTGTTAGTTACGAAGTTAGTACCACGCCTTGGTGATTCATGATTGAAAAGTATACCATTTGAAACAAATAAATTATAAGAATGTCTGTAGTTCCTTGAAATATTATAACCAAATACTTTAGCACAACCATAAGGAGATACTGGATTCAAAGGAGTTGTTTCTCTTTGGAACCCATCTTCATCTATTGAATTACCAAACATTTCTGATGAAGACGCTTGATACACCTTTGTGGTTGGGCAAACTTCTTTTACTACCTCTAATAGATTCAATACTCCAATACCTGTTGCATTAGCTGTGTATATAGGTTGATCAAATGATATTCTAACGTGTGATTGTGCAGCTAGATTATAGATCTCATTAGGCTTTACTTTGTTAATCACTCTATAAAGAGAAGAAATGTCTGTCATATCAGCGTAGTCCAGATTGTCTCTTATGCTTTGGAATATATCATTAAGTCTTGCTGTTTGGTTCTCTGATACAGAGTTTCTCTTGAGTATACCATGAACTTCATAACCTTTATCTAATAAGAAACTGGTTAAATAAGATCCATCTTGGCCATTGATACCTGTAATTAAAGCCTTTTTCATTTCCTTATTGTCTCGTAGTTTTCATTGAACCAATCAATTGTTTCTTTTAATCCTATCTCAAGTGGAATAAAATTATAATTGCCTATGATATCTATAAGTCTTTGATTAGAAGACGGCTTTCTAAACTGTCCATCTGGTTTATCTGTAAGCCATTTGACTTCACCTTTAAATTCCATGTACTGAACAATCAGATCAACCACTTCTTTAATAGAGTATTCTTTTGGATTAGAGATTATAACAGGATCAGTTCCATCATAATTTTCTAGTAGTAGATCAATTATGTTTGCTACATCTTCTGAGAAGACAAACTCTCTTAAAGGTTTACCAGATCCCCATACTTCAAAAGCTGTATTATTCTTTTTAGCTAGATAGCATTTATGAATAAGCATTGGAATAACGTGACCATTCTCAAGGTCAAAGTTATCATTAGGACCATAAATGTTTGTTGGTATTACACAGAAGTATTTTGTGCCGTATTGTTTATTGTATGCTTGTATTTGAACGTCTGCCATTCTCTTTGCATATGCGTATGGTGCATTAGAGAAGTGAGGTTCACCTTTATGTATCTTAGTTTCATCTAATGGATATTCTACATTGTCTGGAAATACACACGTAGATAGAAAACAAACAAGCTTCTTAACTCCAAATATGTAGGCTTCATTTATAACATTTGTATTCATCATAATGTTGTTATAAAAGAAGTCAGCGGGATAATTCATATTAGCCCCAACACCACCTACTGTAGCAGCTGTATGGACCACTACACCTGGCTTATGATCCATAAACATCTTTCTAGTTTGCACTTCTGATATTAGGTTGTAGTGCTTAGAAGATAATTTAGTGCCATCTTTAAAAGCAGAACCAACCAAACCAGTTCCTCCAGTTATGATCTTCTTCATAGCTTACTTACAAATTGATCTAAAATAGTTTCAATATAGTCAGTCTTTTCTTTATCAATAACAGGACTTGTGCCTAAGAAGAATGTGTCTGTTGTAACTTTACGAGCAACAGGAAAATTCTCTATCACATCTTTAGGATCCATAAGTCCTTTGTATGCTGGTTGAAGCATAATGTTGCCAGCAAAGTAAGGTCTAGTTTGAATCATATTCGCTTCAAAGAACTTACAGATATCAGACCTTTTGAAAGGAGCATCATCTTTTACGGTAACAGGAAATGCAAACCAATCTGGATCAGATCCTGGTTGTGCTTTATGTAAGTGGAAGTACTGTTCATATTTAGAGAATGCATTAAACAAGTTAGTATAGTTCTCACGACGTTTAACTCCTATCTCTTGTAGCTTATTCATTTGAACAAGACCAATAGACGCTTGTAGTTCAATTGGTTTTAGATTATAACCAATCTCTTCATAAACGTATTTGTGATCAAAGATATCGTTCGGTAGTGCTGGTAGCCAATTGCTAAATCTACAACCACACGTTCCGTTCTCTAATAGGTTTTGTTTACCAATACAGTAGCAACCACGACCCCACTCTCTAAAGCTACGGATAATAGTTTCAAGTTGTGGATCATTCATAGCAACAAAACCACCTTCACCCATTGTCATATGGTGTGCAGGATAGAACGAACAACTTGCCATCATACCAAATGAACCTAAAGGCTTTCCTTCGAATGTAGAGCCTAAAGCATCACAACAATCTTCTAACAAGATTAGTTTATACTTTTCTACAATTTCCATTAGCCTGTTCATATTAGGAGGATTTCCTAGTACGTGAGCAAATGTAATGATCTTACAATCAGGGTATTTAATGCAGGCCTCTTCTACTTGATCAAGGTTTAGGTTTAATGTATCTAGTTCAATATCTACAAAGATAGGTGAGAATCCTACTTGAAGTATTGGATTGATAGTAGTTGGAAAACCTGCAATAGGTGTAATTACTTTTGTACCTTTAGGAAAAGCCAAACCTCTTTTAGACGTCATTGCTAACATCATAACTAAGTTAGCACTAGAACCACTATTAAGTAGTAGTCCATATTCTTTTCCAAATAGTTTAGGAAACTTTCTCTCAAACTTGTTAGCCTCTGCTCCTAATACTAACCACTCTCCTAATAGAGTTTTAACTGCTGCTATATACTCTTCAGAAGAAAAATAAGGTCCAGCATACTGAACCCAATCTTTTCCAGCAGTCCAGGTTTTCTTACTATGTTTTTCTTTAATGTACTGATCTACTAAGTCTAATATTTCTTTCATAACACTGCGTATAACGTATTTTGTTTTTCTTGTCTCTCGATTGTTTTAGGATGAATCAGGCAATAGAATTCCTCAGGTGGCATCATAGCATACGTATTATGCCCTGTCAAAACCTCATGAACCTTGTTGACCCAATTGATCTTAGGTGAGTTCTGTAAGATCCTTGTTTGATAGTCTGGAAAGTTTACCCAACCTTTATCGTCAACTCTCCATCTCCAGATATCAATATGTTTTTGAGCCAGTCCTTCTACTGTGTTAATCCTAGGTAATAAAAATAAATCAATTGTTGGATTATCTTGCAGAATTTCTGGCAAGTGTTGTATAAATTCTTCTTTTAAGTATTCATCAGCGTCTATTTGAAAGATCCACTCTCCAGAACAATTTGCTTTAAGGTTATTCTTGAAAGCGCCGAAGTTGCCTTTAAGTGCAAACTCTACTAATCTAATTTGATTCTTATATTTATCAACCACTTGATAAACTTCTCCAGTAGTGTTACCAAGATCTGCTTGAACCACAATTTCATCTTCAGGTCTTTTATTCTTAATTAGTAGATCTAACAGTCTATCTAATTCTTTATGTTCATTACAAACTGGTATGGCGTAACTGATTCTCATTATTGTTGTATATCAAATAAACCAATATAGTCACAGGCTTCAAAGTATCCGTCTTGTCCAAAGTTTTGTAGCGTTTTAGAATCTGACTTGTGTGTCTTTCCTTTAAACCTTGGATTATCTTTCTCTTCTTCTGTTAAAGGTACAGACTTAATACCACTCCACTGCCATTCATCTTTTGAAGGACCGTTTGCAAAAACTGTTCCTAGTCCATCAACATTAACAACATTAGGGTACCACACGCGGCCTTCTTCATCTACATGCTTAATATCTTTGAAGAGTTCAGGCATCTCGGCTTCGTATGTTTCAACATCGTATTCACCCTCTCTGATAAGGTCAGATGTATTATATCCACAGCTCAAACAAGAATATGCACTATGAAACTCGTTAATAGGAGTTTTATAACAAGCTAATGATTCTTTACATTTAGGGCAAGTAATTAAATTATCAGTCATTTAATTGTTGTTTTTTCTTTTGACTATTAGTATAGTTGATTGTAGTTCCTTCAGGATATGAATATGTAGTTGACGTGTTTATAAATCCTGTTCCACCTATTCCGATTGAAATTCCACCATCATTAACTTTTGATAACTCTTCCTGTATTTCATCCCATTGTGCAGGTGTAACATTGTATGGATTAGCAGCTTTAGAGAATCCTTTTAACCATATAACAAATTCTTTCGACGTCATATTTTATTTAATTTAGGAAGTTCTATTTTCTTTAACTTAGGTAGTTGTAATTGAGGTTGAGTTGACTTAGGAACTTTGTCAAAATAAGTTTTAATCAGCTCTTTCATTTTATCAAAGCTAAATTCTTCTCTTGACTTCTTAGCTTGCCTCTTTGCCAACTCTTGATACTTGTTATACTTCTCATAAACGTCTTTAAGATAATGTTTAGCTTGAGATATATCAGGGCTGAACCATTGTGCATCTGGAAGAATAATTCCTGGAACATGTGTTGATGGATGCGTTGGTTTTAATTCTCCTCCTATTTGACAAGTAAACTCACGATCTAAAAAGTCTGTTTGTCCTGACCAGCCAGAAACAATAATAGGCTTTTTAGCCAAAGAGAATTCAAGAAGAGGTCTACCGAACCCTTCACCTTTAGTTAGATTGAACATCGCTTTAACTTTACCGTGATTATAAAGGTAGTTAATGTCTTTGTCGTCTAATTCTCCATGAAGTAGATATACATTAGGAAGTTTTCCTTTAACTGATTCTCTGATAGCATCTATCTTTTTTAGTAGCGCATCTCGATCCATAATACTAGAACCAGCGCCAGATACTTTCATAATCAAAGCAGGTTTATTCTTTTTATCTTTGAATGTCTCTAAGAATGTTTTAAGCATTAGGCTTACATTCTTTCTGTCTTCGCCAATTTCACCTTGAAGCCAGTGACCAACAAATAAAAAGCAAAAGTCTTCTTCAATTTGATCTAACTCTTGAACTAATTCTGTTTCTTCAATATCATTATCTTCTAAAAAGAAGTATTTGTTTAGATCAACTCCTTCAAATAGAACATCAACAGGTTTTTGTAGTTTAATATCTTGAATAAGTTGATTAGTGTTTTTGTCTCTCTTCTGATATGCGGTTTGCTCAAATACAGTTTTAGCGTGTTTAGAAGACACTAGGGTAACATTCATTCTATTTATTCCTTCTATCCACGCAGGATCGCAAGCAGTAGTTTCTATACCAGCAGTTATACCAATATTATAAACTCCTATTGGTTGAAATTCATTTGGTACAGTTATTTGAATCCACACATCTGGCTTTTTTGGAAGTTCTGGTGTGTGATGAATCATAGGAAGTATCCAACCCCACTCTTCCATATTATCTTGAATATAACCCCAAGGAGTAGCTCCCCATCTTTGACTTAAGATTTTAAAGTCATATTCACTTTTCTTAGTTTGATATAAAGCTCTAAAGAAATCTCTAGCTCTAGCACCGTAACCGGAGTAAGTATCAATAGGACATGATACAATACACAACTGTTTCATATTAGTATATTAATTTGTGTGTAATTTTATTTTTAGGTAACTTTTCTATTTTAAGTAGTTCAAACTTCTTTCTAGGTTTAAACTTAACAAATGTTTCATCTACTGATTCAATGATATTGTCGCACATGTGTTTTGCACTCATCATAGATTCTTCAGATAGAACCCATTTACGTCCAGCCATACCTCGTCTTTGTCTTTCTTCTATTGGCATATTATAAACCTGTTCTAGCTTTTCTGCTGCATCAATGAAGCTACAGCGATCATCTATAATATAAGGTGTAGGTATTGAACCAACTATACTTTGATTTGTTGGAAATAAAGGTATTGCCCACTCTCCACATTCTTTATATGTACCGTAATGATTAGAACAGAATTTATCATCGAAGTCAATCCACTTACCATTCTCATCAACAAACCTCATTTGATCTTGCATACCACCAGTTACATTTGCCATGATCATTTTACCGCACATCATACCTTCAGTTAAGCTAAGACCCCAACCTTCATTGGAAGACATTAACATAACAATGTCGCTTAAGTTATAGAGTAGATTAACTTCTTCAGCTGGTACACGTGAATCAGAGAAGTATACCTTTTGATATTCTGGGTCGCAAAGGAGTTCTATTACGGCTTCTAAGTCTGTACCGTTTTCGTCTTGTCTTTGTGTGTGAAGTACAAGCGCACATTTAGAAGCCTTTTCTTTACCTATTCTATCACAAAATACAGAATACGCTGCAATAGTGTCTGCTGTACATTTACGTCTAATATTTCTTGAATTGTAGAACACAATAAACTCTGGTTCAAAATCACCAAAAATTTGCTTTCTTTTTGCTTCTAACTTGTCATTTTCGGGATTCATGAATTCTGTGATAGGATAGAATATCTTCTCATTAATTCCATGAGGTACATACTTAATGATCTTGTCTTTAGCTTTATCTCCTAGAACAAGTCTATTAATATTTTGAGTTTGTTTAGAGATTGCCATTAAAGTATCACAAGACTCATAGTATGATTTGTTATATAATGGAGCTGGCATATCGTCCCAAATATTCAAATAGATCATTGGAACTTTTTTACGTATCTCATTCTCCATCTGGAATAACCATATCCAGTATCTAGGATCAGTAAAGAACATGATAGCGTCTGGCTTTTCTATTTCCATTAATTGCCTAATCAACTCTACCGTACCATATCCAGATATTGGGTACATATAAACACTTGCATCAGGAATATCAGCAACACGATTAGTATCTTGAGAAATGTCTAGACGTTTGCCTTGATCTGGGTGATTAATAGCAGCTCCTAAATTAACCCAATTGTATCTGTGTGCTGTACCTACAACTATCTCTCTAGCCATGGTAGAGATTCCAGAAGTCATGCGTATGTCATCACATAAGAACAGAATTTTCTTTCTCTGTTCTCTAGGAATGTAACCTTCTTTCATTTAAAACTTATTTTATTGCGTCAATTAAAGTAGATCCTGTGTAGTATGTGTTATACTGTTCGTGAACAGATTGTCTGAAGCCTGAGTCAGTTAGATACATGAACATAGCTCTTTCAACTATGTCTTGTAAGCTCATCTTTGTTTTTACTGATGTAACTTTAAAGTCTTCGTATAAAGTCTGTGGGATCTTTACAGACGTTATGACTCTTTTTGATTTGTTTACCATATTCCTTTTCTAATAAATATACTAGAATATACAAATAAATATGTAAATAAAAAAATATTTTTAGGCTTTTTTATCACAAAGTTCTGGCTTGTTAGTATAAGGACAGAACTTACAACTGTTTAAATTCTTAGGGTATAATCTATCTTTGTTGTACTTTGCATCAACTGTGAAACACTCTCTTATAAACAGAGATAAATCTTTGATAGCATCTTCTACTTTCTTTTTACCATTTGGAGGTACGAACTCTTGTACTCTATAGATTGGATAGTCTGGATTCTGATATACTTTTCTCTTTACTATAAAGAACTTAACGTCTATCTTTTCCTCAGGCACATTCATTACCTTTGAGTAGAACCTCTTGTACAACAGTATTTGATTGATTTTAGTCTGGTCTTTCTTTTCGTAGTCTGACCAACCTTTTGTGCTGGTTTTGATATCGTAGATGGTGTAGGACTCTGTGTTTTTTTCATAGATAATAAAGTCAATTGATCCATTCATTAATACGTTTGGTATGTCTTCTAGAACAGGCTGAAGGATAGGGATCTCTATACCAACTAATTCAGTGTTACGAATAGAAAAGTACTTCTTCCTATTCTTCTTAAGCCAGTCTAGTGTTGATTGACCGTCAGCCAAAAACTCTTTTAACTCTTCTTTAGTAGTAAAGTGTTCGTTTTTATTTTCTTGTAAGCTTATCCTATAGTTTTCAACAAGCCTGTCTTCTAGCATTTTATTCAGATCTAATTCATCTGCAGCTTTACCAGACTTCTCATACATTGTCTGTAAGTAACTCTGAATGGTTTCATGCATGGCAGTTCCATATACTAGGTATATAGAAGGCTTGAAGCTAGACTCTTTCTTAATATACGTTAAGTACCATTGGTATTGACACTGCTTATATATAGAATACTGAGAGTAGCTTACTGCCTTTTGATAGGCAAAGTTTATGTCTATTTTTGGCTTAGGCATTATTTCTTTTTACCTACAATAATCGTTTTGATCTTTTGTAGATATAGAATGTTATCCATTTGTTCTTCAATGGCTGCATCTATCCACTGTTCTAAAGACCAATCTTCACGATCTAATGTAGTACCATATTTAGCTTTGCCTACGTTTGACCTACTGATAAACTTATCAACAATAGCATCAACAACAGAGTCAGCTTTAGGAACTTCTCTTTTTTGTATAGGAACATTATCATGAATTGTGATAGTTCCCAGATCTCTATTCATTGTCATTTTGCTTCAATTCTTTAGGGTAAAAGTCATCGTTTACATGTCCACATTTAGTACACACAAAAGTAGGAATTGGAAGAACTCCATCTTGTGCTTGACCAGTTAAGAACTTACTAACTTTACGAAGCATTAGTGCTTCTTGAAATGTTTCGTTACCACACGATTCACATTTGATCCCTACAGTTTTGTCTAGAGATACGTTTACTTTTAATCTTTGATCTTGCATGTTGTTTTATTTAAAAATGTTGCTACTGTTCTTTAACTTATTTTTTATTTCTTTTTAGTTAATTTATTTTCTAATTTATCGAAGCGTGAATCTGTATAGCTATAGTTCTCATCAATTCTACGTTCTACTAAATCTATTGCTTGATCTAGTTTACGTTCTATTGAATCATATTTATCTTGAATTTCTCTCCATAGAGATTGATTTTGTTGTTCTAGTGACTTGACCTTCTTTAACATTTTAACAATATTGATGATAAGCCAAACCAATATCCCGACTAACACTGTAGCCGAAACACCTAATAAAAATGTATTCATAATTTATATCTCCTTATATGTCAAAGAACAGTAGCTTGTGCCCCAAGAGAGACTCGAACTCTCACATCTTTCGATACTAGATCCTAAGTCTAGCGCGGCTGCCAATTACGCCATCGGGGCAGGTGTTAGTCTTTTGATCTACCATAGAGATCTACAGGTACTCCGAAGAGCGCTAACACCCCTGCTACAGATAATTTGAATATAACTATTTACGTTAATAAAGAACTATTGATCTTATTAGTGTCCATGAATAAATAAGCTGATCTCGATCCCTAATAAAGATCCTGCAACTCCACCCATTGCATAACCAAACCACAAGTGCCAACTATCATCTGACTTGGCGATCTTCTTAATAACAAAGAAGCTAAATGTTGCTAATAGAAAATCTGATGTAGCAGACCAAAAGTAATTTGCTTGCGCAACTGCCCGATAGTTAACAACCATCATACCATAGTTTAGAGTTTGTATTCCAAACATAATAGCTGCGTCACCAATATCTTTCCAGGTTTTCATAACTTTGTTTTAAATTGATAAAATGTCTTGGTGTCTTTTTATGATGTCTCTAAGTTTTTTAGCATAGCCTCTTGACTCAGAGTATTTTCTATCGATAAAGTTTATATATTGTGATCTAGTCATTTTTCTCTTTCTCATCATGAACTCTTGATAGAGTGCATAGTCTTGAACAGAATGCATCCATGTTTCATAGACAGCAAATCCACGTTCATTCTTTCTGATGGCAACAGTCTCTCTTACATTAGGCATCATCATACCAAATAAGTTGTTTGCTTCTTTACAGGTCTGGCTTTTGAAGTGACCTGTTTCAAGAATGGCTTGAGCAAATGCAATCTCTGGGTACATGATGTCCATTGCTTTAATGGTCAACCATAGATTTTCTTTAGTTAATAGACCAAGATCATTCTTAGCTTTTGTGTGAGGCATAAAGCTCGATAACACCAACAATAAAATGATTAGCTTTTTCATGTTTATTATTTTTAGATGTCCCTCTAGGATTCGAACCTAGACTAAGTGGACCAAAACCACTTGTGCTACCGTTACACCAAAGGACAATGTAAGCCGACTTTCGTCGACCTACGTGGCGTCAATGCTTATCGCACCGTCTTCAGGTACTCGGTACGAGAATCGAACTCGTATCACCACCGTGAAAGGGTGGTGTCCTAACCGTTAGACGAACCGAGCAAGGAGTCGGGTTGGCTGGATTCGAACCAGCGAGTTCTCCACATCCCAAATGTGGCGGGGTAACCGGACTCCCCAACAACCCGTTCTAATAATCAAATTACAAAAATCTTTATTAATTTAAATATTAAATTAGCTAGTATTGTAAGTTTATACTATATAGTGTAGCCACTATAAAAAAAATTGGGACAACATAGTTGCCCCAACTCTTTATAATAATAAACTAAGTAAATTACTCTTCGTTGTTTTCTGCTTCGATTTTTTCTTTTTCAACTTCTGTTTTACGGTTTGTCCATTTGTCAACAGAAGCGATACCAAAAGCACCAAGGGTAATTACCATGAATCCATCAAAAATGAACTCATTGATAAGAAGTTCTTTGCCTAACCAACCTGTGATTAGATCAACTCCTAATGCAATTATCATACAAATAAATGACATAAAACCTACAACACTCTTTTCATTGATGTCGTTATTGTCTCTGAATAGATCTTTCCAGAAGCTCATAGTTTTGAGTTTTGTTGTGAACAATTTAATTTAATGCCGCAACTACAACAGTCGTAACTATTGAGAAGAACATCCAAACAGCCCACATCCTCTTTTCTCTCCAATGTTGTTTATCTTCATCTTTAACAAGAGTATCTAATGTTTCTATTTTTTTATCTGATACTACAAGTTTTTCAGACGCATATACAAAATTAGAATCTAGTTTTTGCTTCTCAACCTTTAGAGAATCTATTTCTACTTTATTTACATTGACAGTTTTGTCTAATGCACTTATACTATCTCTTAAGTCAAGGAATTTTTTATTGATCTCATCAGCCTGTTTAACTGTCATTATTACAACAGTGTCCTTACCTATCGTTTTTACCACCGGATACTGGCAGTAACTTGAAAGGCTTGCCAAGATCATCAGCACTGTCAAGCATAATCTTAAGTTCATTGTTTTCACTTTTTAACTGTTTATTTTCTTGTTTCAAAACAGTAATTTGTTTAACAACGGTTTCTACTTTTTGGTTAATTGTGCTATCACTTTTTGCACTTGCTGCACTAGAGGTTGCAAAAGTTTGCTCACTGTGGATAATGATTGAATCAATTTTGTCAATGCTTTCATTTGTTTCGATTTTTGCGTCTATTTTAGGCTGACAACCTATTAACATGACTATTGCTAGAAAGTATAACGTTTTCATAGTATTATTGTATTTTACCAAGTTGTTGTAATACTGCGATCTTAGATGCCAATGCAGATGAAGTGCTATCTGACTTACGTAGTTGCTCAGACATTTGTGATAGTTTTGTTTCTAACTGCTCTATCTTGGCGTTCTGCCTATCTTGAATGGCAGTGTTAGACATTTTGATATCTACATAAAGATATCCTACTGCCACAATACAAATAAACATAAGACCTTTTACAGGATCTTTAGAGAACTCCTTAAAGGTAATAGGAGGCTTTATAGTGCCTGCTACTGATTCTGCTACGGATGCAGCTTTTCTTGCCATTTTATTTAATTTTATATAAATAAAAAAAGGGCTGTATATACCGATATACAACCCTTCAATTACTTTTCAGTAATAAATATGTCTAAATAGAAAAGTTCAATCAAGAACTTTCCTCTAAACAATAAATTCTAGTATGTAATTGTTAGAATTTTTTAAACCTACGGGCTTGAGGTCTATTCATTGGAATCATGCAGCACTGTACGTTTGGACGACGTCCTGGTACATTTCTTCTCATTTGCATGCGTCTACGTTGCATAGCCCTAAACTGCTGTTCAGTCATGGTTATAATAACTTGACCATCTTTACGAACTACATTAGGCCTTCGCCAATTCTGTTGGTGATCAACAAAGTCTCTAAACTGGTTAGGTAAAGGGCGTTGAGGTGGCTGGGCAATAGCTACTGTACTTAGTAGAATAGCTACGATTGTTAATAGTGTTTTCATAATGGTTAGAACCTTTTTATTAGTAAAGGTTTAATTTGTGGAGGAGGCTAATAAATTCCTGGACCTCTCCACTGCTCATATTAGATTTAAGATTGTTCATAGTGTAACTAATAAATTGTATATTACCTATTTCATATCCTTTAGTGGAATCTATCCTATCTATTGAAGCTTTATAGTTGTAACTGGTCGATTTATAGTTTTTATATGAAGGAAGAATTAGCGGTACTTTTGTATAGGCACATAGTCCGTTTTGATTGTTCCACACTTTTACCAGATAGTTTGAATCTATATTGTGGTCACCGAACTTTTCTTTTGCTTTTTTTCTACCTCTTACTCTTCTTATAAACTCATTCATAGATGATCTGATAAAGTCATCTTCTGTAACAAGCTTATTTTCTCCACCTACAAACTTCTTACTGACTCTCTTTAAATGAGTTAGATTAGATGGTCTCTTACTAGAGCAAGAAAGAGAGCAGTAAAATTGATCTCTACCTCTTTTTGTTTGCCTGTTATACTCGCTTTTGTAATAATCAAAATTGTTTCCACAAGTAGCACAGACTAGTTTTATATTAGACATGATCTACATTTATAATAAATATGTAGGCCATGGGTTTTTTGGTGGAGGAGACGGAGAATCGAACTCCGTGTATCCATAAGGAACAATAACACTAACGTATCACATGCTTAGTACTGAATTGTAAGAGACGTGGGTAGTAGCTTTTATCTCTTCTTTGCTCCATCAGTCTTGCGACCAACTCTGTACTGTAATTTGGGGACGTCGGTTTTGGTCGACGTCGCTTCCACCACCTAATTTTTTAGCGGAAACTAGGAAAACCAGAGTGCTGTTCTGTTGCAAGGCTATCAGCTGCCCCTGCGAGGATTAGGCTGCTAGAGCGAACTCCTCATTGAAGATAGAAGCTAAAATAGCTTCACCTTCAGCAATACGTTCTTGACGTGTTGCATTTATTTGTTGATTGTTTGTTTAAAGACGACACGACCAACCGTCTGCATGTAGTGGTACCTTCACATTACGGAGCAATACCTGGCTCCCCCATATATATTAAGCGCCTGTGTAAGAAACAGGCTGTTCAGCCCAATATTCCTTTTCTAACTCTTCTGTCCAATCTGAGAAAGAATCTTCTTCTAGTTCAAACCTGGACTGATCAAAACAATTAAACCCTTCTGGAGGCGTTACTCCTTCTAGGTGGTAATTACCTCGTCTTGTAAAATGAATTACATTATAAAGTTCACCTTCGATTAAGATATTACCATCACCTTTAATACAACGAACTAGCATATATAAAGATTATTTTTTATAAGAAAAGACGTTTCAACGGTAGTCTTGCCCGAGCGTTTCCCTCGACAACCTTGATTGATTACTGGGCAGTAGCAGTACTAGTGCCAGCAATTGTTGCTGAATCAGCTACAACAGTAGTGTCAGCAGTTACAACTGTAGAATCAACAGCTGTAGAGTCTTGAGTAGGTTTAGATTCACCAACTCCGTTGCAAGCAGCAAGGGTAAGAGCTGCGGCAAACACGATCATGATTTTTTTCATGGGTATTTTGTTTTTAATTAATACAAATATAACCAATTTAGTTGATCTTTATACAATCAATCTTATTAGTTGACCACTTTATTTTTGGGTCTCTCTACTTTTGATGATGAGTTCACCGATTACTTCTAACTTTCCAACTAGGCGTTGAAATTCGGTTTGAGTCATTTCCACATCTTCGGATGCTTTAACTAATTTATCTAGTAGATCTTTATACTCTGTCTTTCCTTTCTCAGGATCAAATTTACCTTTCTTAGCTTTGTCATAATAAGGAAGCTTAACTATAAAGTGGTTATAGGTTAGCATAGAAATACCACCTTTCTCTTTGGCATTGTTTGCTATCTTTTCTGCACCATCACGACGCTTGGTAGAAAACTCTTCAAACTTCTCTGATTCGTTTACTGCCTCGTTTAGTAGGTCAATTAGTTTTGTCATATTATTTTAATAGATCGTAATACTCTTTAAAGTGCTTGATGCGATCAGGAAGTCCAATCGTTCCGCCATTTACGCGCTTTGTAACAGAAGTTACTACGGCATCAGTTGCACCTTGGTCAGCAATCTTGTGTAGTCCATTCTTATTAAAGAACCAAGCTGCAGAAAGAAGAGGGTATTTTGTAGCAACTACATCTGGATTGGCTGCAACATCTTCATTGATAGCCTTTCCAAAAGCTGTGTAGTTGTCTTTACCTGTCAATTGAATGTAGCCACGGCCACGAAATTTGTAACCATCTCCAGATGATTCTGGACCGTTACCCATCCTTGATCCGTAAACCAAGTTAGCAATCTTTTCAGGCTTTCTTTCATACAACTTTGCTTTTTCTTCAGTTGGAAAATACTTCTTGAATATACCAAGAAGCCCTTTAGCTCCGTAGTTCAAATTCTCGTTGACTACTTTAAACCCGCCAGACTCATGGCCACATTGTGCCAAGAAGTGAGCAAGTCTAAGTGGAGTATTGATTTCAAATTTAGCTAGAGTGTCTGGGATCTGTGCTATCACAGAGTCAGGAACGTGTCCTTTTAGTTTACTTATATCCATGATTATGTTTTATGGATATAAATATCTAGTAAGCTTATTTGAAGTTGTTAAAAGCCGCTTCTAATTGACCTTTAGACATTGCTCCGGTATGTCTGTAGACAGTGTTTCCTTGATAGTCTACAAGGATAATCGTAGGAATTGAGGTCACCTCATATTTCTGAGACATGCTTGGATCATAATCTACATTGATATCTGTCCATCTTATATTCATTTCTCTTACAGTCTGTTCTACTAGAGGTTTGAATGACTTACAAGGGCCACACCATGGGGCTCCAAAATACAATACTTGCATAATTTACTTTTGATATTTAAATTTAGGTTGTCTAAATACGTCGTGAGTTCTAACAGCTCTGAGAGGCTTGAAGGTATATCCTTGTTTAGGCTTATTCTTCTTTAGCCACTCTTCATAAATATCCTCTCTAGCCCAGTTGTCGGACTGCCTTCTCATTTGCTTTAGTAAGAGATTCCTTCTTTGTTCGTAACTCATAGATCAAATATACAAAACCTGATCTAAACGTAATCAATATTTATTAGAGTATGGTAATAGTTGAACAAATGCCTTGGTTACACTTTGTAAAACTATCTCATATAAGTAAGCTCCCTTTAGAAGAACAAGTTAGGAAATATAGGCTTTACTTATGCGAGCTAGAAACTATCAGAGTCGGTATAGAGTGTGGTGGTAAATCTGCTACTAAAAAAATAGTGAATGAAGGATTTTTGCAACAAGAAGACCTATACTATATCTTACAAGAAGATGGATCAAAGATTTACATAACAGTAGAAAAAATGATATAACATGCCAGATTTACCGATATCAGGGCTTCCTGAACACGACAATTTAACAGGGTCAGAATTATTTGCTATAGTCCAAGGAGGAATTACTAAATACGCAGATCTAGTAGACATTAAAAATTATATGACATCATCAACTCCTGGTTTAGGAGGTTCTGGTTTGGGGTGGGCTCGTTATGATGATACACAATATACTACATCATCATTTCTAACTGTGACTGATGGCACAAATGTAGTTATACCTAATAATGCCGGATCTAGTGTTACTACTTATATAAATTCCTCTGTGGCATTTTATAATGGAACTACTAAAAAAGTACAAACAGAAAATGAAGCTGACGTTTATACTATGATTGTCACTTTCAAAGCTAAAGCTCCGAATGCAAATCAAACTCATATAGATATCTCCTTATCATCAACAGGAGCCACTCCTTATGATAGAGTTTCTAAAAGTTTAACATTCGCTAAAGGTAATAACCAATGGCAAAACTTCTATGAAAGCTTCAGCTTTTACGCAGATGCGGATTTTGTTACCAATGGCAATCAATGGAAAATATATGCAATTGGAGGAGACGTTCATGTTGCATCATGTATATATTTTATTCAGCGAACATTTAATGCAGGATAGTTTATCATAAGCAAAAGATAAATAAAAAAGCCCCTTATTCAGGGGCTTCTTTTTTATGCTAGAGTAAGAATATTACTTACCGAAAGTGTAACGAAGGCCTAGCTGAGCTGTCCACACATCAAACACAGATGAGTTGAATTGATATGTATCACGAGCCAAGAAAGAACCTGTTGCATCTCTCTGTGTAGATAGTCTATATGTTGGAACACCTGCAGCATCACGGCTTACGAAGTTTAGCAATTGAGGTGCACCTGCACGTTGAGATACGCCCCATTTGTTACTCAACATATTACCGAAGTTCAAGATATCTGCACGGATCTGGAAAGCATTACGCTTACCTTTGATCTTTACAAAGAAGTCTTGAGCGGCAGAAAGATCAAAACGGTGTAGGAATGGTAGATCTAACGCATTTCTTTCTGCGTATTGACCCCTACGTGTTTTCAAATATGGATCTTGATTAATGAAAGCATCGAATGCCGCCTGCTGTTGGGCTTCAGTATAAACTGTAGTTCCAACTGTTAATGGAGCAAAGCGAATATCAGATGCTTTATGTGGTACAAATATCAAATCATTATTGCTTACACGGTCACCATTTAAATCACCAGCAACAATATATGAGAATGGATTGTTTTGTGATCCTACATAACCTAAGGTTAATGTAGTAGCAGTACCATATTTCTTATCACCTTCAATACGGTATCCTAATAAACCAACAATACGATTTCTAACTACGAAATCTGAAGTTGTTAAATTAAGAGTATTATTACCGAATACAGATTGAGCTGATTGCCAAGAACCAGAAGCAATAGAACCAGCACTCATGAAGTCTTCAGCTTGAGCATTTGTGTATGCTACATAGCCCCAAATACCTTTAGATACTGGCTTTTCTAATTTGTAAGTGATTGAACGGTTATAGGCACCATTTCTGTTTGTTAAAACAGCAGCCATTGAAACGTTATCATTTACACGAACACCATTGTCATTACCGGCATACAATGGTCTTGTATCAACACCTAATAGATTGCCTACTGGTTTGTCTAGGTTAGCATTGTAATAATGAACAGCATTAAGTGTTTGATTGTATAATACTTCAACACTTGCTACTAAACCTAACCAAGGCAATTTATGCTCTACTGCCAAGTTATTCTTCCATACTTGTGGAAACTTGTAATTAGGATCTGTCAATGCTAGATCAAATGTAGAAGGTAGAGTTGGTGTTGAAGGAATGAAGTACTGGTTTGGATTAGCAGTAAAGCCATAAGCGGCTGCAGCTGCACCAGATACATCAATAAACCCTGACAATACACCATTGTTACCGATCTGGTTAGATAAGAATACAAGAGGAGGGCGGCCAGTAAAAATACCACTACCACCACGTACTTGTGTTTTACCTTTACCTTTTACGTTCCAGTTAAAACCAAAGCGAGGTTCAAATAACAATTGCATTTCTGGCATTACACCTGTATTCCACTTCTCACCATCGGCAAAAGTCATTGCTGTAATGGCTTTGTTCTCTAGAGCTGTGTTATTGATTCCAATAATGTTTGCTCTGATACCAACAGTTAGCTTTAGGTTTTTAACACCATTATATTCATCTTGTAGATAAACATCTGTTCTAGTTGATTCTAAAGTCTGCATTGGTGCAATTCCACCTGGTAAAGCAGAGTAGCGAAGTTGGAAACGTGCAGGTGCAAAAGTTGAAGGACGACCATTATTTGCTAATGATTGATTAGCAGCAGTATAGAAGTCATTCAAACTATTAAAGATATAAACACCATTAGAGGCTGGGAAGAACAAATTGTTTGACTGATATTGTTGGAAGTTAAAACCACCAACTACAGTATGTTTACCAAGATACTTAGTTAAGTTGTTAGTAACGTTAAATGTCCAATAGTCCAATTTGTTATCTGGTGTAAATGGATCAAACCCTACTGAAGTGTAAGTTGCTGAACCTTCACGAATATCAATGGTTGGAAACATTTGACTCATGTAAGCCCTGTTCTCAATTTGCTTGTCGTAAGACACGATCAAGTTATTGTGAAGTGTGTTAGAGATCTTTGAGTTAAGTTCCAATACTGCTGAACGGGTGTTATCCATAATAATGTAACCACTATTTTGGAAACTCATAGCATTAAACTGAGTTGTACGGTTACCAGCACCTGCCGACTGAGAGTTTGAAATATTTATTTCAGCCGATGAGTTATGGTGAACATAACGAGCAGTAAGTTTGTTTTTAGCATTGATGTTCCAATCAACACGAACGAGAAATTTGTTAGACTCATTAGTGTTGGAATACCCTTCCCATGGTCCGGTTGTATAGTTAAACTTCTCTTTCATGAACTTAGAAAGTGAGTCCATTGCAGAGTATCTAACACGAGATACTTGACTTCCTGTTAAAGGAGATCCGGCTGAGATCCAAGTTGTTCCTGGTTCTGTGCGTTCAATCTGCTCATAGTTACCAAATACGAACAATTTGTTCTTGATAATAGGAAGACCTAAACGGAAGCCTTGTACTTTCTCATCAAACTTCTGTGCTGTGACAGTTGTACCACGAGCATTATTACCTACATAACGAGATGAATTATCACGTTGTGTTTGATAAACTGATCCTTCGATATCGTTTGTACCAGAGCGAGTTACAGCATTGATACCAGCACCAGTGAATCCAGATTGACGAATATCAAATGGAGCAATGTTAACTTGCAATTGATCGATAGCGTCAAGAGAGATAGCAGAAGCTCCTGTACGACCACCGGCTTGTGCTGAAGATCCTAGACCGAAGTTGTTGTTGAATTGTGAACCGTCAATAGTGAAGTTGTTCATACGAGAGTCTTGAGCTCCGAATGAAGTACCATTACCAAATGGATTGTACTTAGTAATACCATCGATTGTTCTGGCTCCTGTGATAGGAATAGAAGTTAATTCACGACGACCGAACTGCTGAGCAGCCCCTGTTTTTTGTCTTGAAAAGGCACTATTGCCACTAACAACTACTTCTTTGAGAGCCTTTACCTCATCAATCAAAACGAAGTCAACGTTAGATGTTAAACCTAACTGTGTGTTGACGTCTACAACTTCTCCTTTCTTGAATCCTACGAAAGAAGCGTGGATTGTGTAAGGACCTCCTACTCGAACAGCAGGAAGCACATACATACCTGATTTGTTTGTGGTAGCAGTGTACTCTGTACCTGTTGGAAGGTGGATTGCATGGATTGTTGCACCTACCAACTGATCGTTCTTGTCATTTTTTACTACTCCAGAGATTGCAGATGTTGTAATTTGACCGAACCCTGCAAAGGCACTAAGTAGAAAAAACAACGATAGAATCGCATTTTTCATACGTGTTTTGTTTTGGTTAAAAAATAAAGAGTGAAAAATAATACCCTGGTAAGAACTACCAGAATATAAAGATTTATGTATATAAAACGAAACGTCCATTCTCTAATAAATATTTCCAAGGCCTCCAGGTTCCGTACCAAGTATTAACAGAATATTATCAATTTGATAACGGAGCCTTGATAGAAGGGTGTGATTTGTAGTTCTCCAAAGTAAGGTGTTCTACAGAATATTCAGGTAAATTCCCCTCATGTCTTATCACTTCATTTGAAATTTTTAATGTAGGCAATTCAAATGGCTCTCTACTGATCTGCTCTTTTGCTTGATCTACATGGTTCAGATATAAATGGGTATCCCCTAGACTACCTACCAATTGATCAGGAACCATGTTCACTTCTTTGGCTATAATTTCAAGTAGCAGTGCATAACTTGCAATGTTGAATGGTAAACCTAAGAACGTATCTACTGAACGTTGATTCCACATTAGTGAGATTGCTCGTTTAGGTATATTATGTGATTGTAATTCCTCACTTAATCCACCGCCGAATGGAACAATATCATCAACCATTGATTTGAATCTATCATCACCAACTTTCTTTTTTAATAAATTCCATCTCTCTCCGATGATCAATTCTCTTGTATAAACTTGAAAACCGTAATGACAAGGTGGTAAAACCATTTGGTCTAATTCACCTACATTCCAAGCATTGACCATCATGCGTCTACTATCTGGGTTTGTTTTGAGTTGCTCGATTAGGTTTGTGATTTGGTCTATATAATCTATAATATGGAGTGTTTCTTTATGTTCTGTATCTTCTACTTTCCTATATCGTTTCCAACTTCTCCATTGCTTACCGTAAATTGGACCTAAGTCGCCCCATTGCTTAGCAAACTCATCATCGGTTTTGATCTTGTTAATGAACTCTTCTTTTGTTAAATAATGTTCATGTCCTACTGGAGCGTTATGTAAATGTACTTTATATGCATCTCCATCCCAAATATGACATCTATTATCAACAAGATATTTGATATTAGTATCACCTCGTAAGAACCACAATAACTCTGTTACCATAGTTTTCCAAGCCATCTTCTTTGTTGTTAACAAAGGAAAGCCTTCTTTCATATTATGTCTGATAGTATAGCCAAAGATTGACTTGGTGCCAGTTCCTGTACGATCTTTCTTTTCTACGCCATAGTCAAGTATGTCTTGAAGTAGTTGTTGATACTGCTTATCTATATTGTTCATAGTTTGTACTTTCTTCCTTTCTCTGTTAGACCGTATACAATTTCACCTGATTCGTTGATTAGTGCTTCTATGACACCTTTGTCAATCATGCCATTTAAAAGGTCTTGGGTGTATTTAAGGCCAGCATCATCATAACACTTTTCTATCTCTTCCATAGTCAACATAAATGTGTCCTTATTTCCAATTATGTATTCGTTATAACTTTCTACAGCTGTCTGATATATATTTTCATACCAATACTTTAATAACTGGGCTGGTGTTTCATCGTTAGGTGTTTCTTTAAGAGTGTTGACTAGCAACTTACCATACTCTTCACCTGATTGTATATTATCTAGCATAGTTTACTCTTTTATTTTTAGGCCGTAGTTCATATCAAACATAGCCATTTCAGACTCTGCTTGTGTTTTTAGCACGTTTAAATGACGCTTTATGAACTTTGTACCCCAGTCTACCCACTGTTTGTTTTCTTTTTCAGTCATTGTCCATTCTTGGTACCATTCATCTTTTCTACCAACAATGTCTTCATACTTAACATCGTGGCCAGCAATTTTGAACATTTCATTGATCAACGCTTTCGTGATCTGTTGTTTGTCTAATCTTCCCATAACATTTATTTTAATCCCACCACCTCTCAATATATTGATCGAGAAGTTTAAATAGAATACGTTTTGCTTTATCGTGTTTTTTTACACCTTTATCTATTTGCTCTCTAGTGATCTCATCATCACCAATAAATTCAAATAGATATTCTTCATCTTGCACTTTCTTCATTAGTCTAGCACACAGCATCATTCTATCAGCATCATAATCTGCCATAGTATGATTGCCTGTTTTACGAATTGTCTCAGACATTATAATCAACTTGTGCCTAAGTATCTCAAATATATAGTAGTGATCCCACTGTTCGTCTTTCCATATAATAGGAATCCAACGAAGTAGGTTCTTAGTGCGTCTTATGATTCTTCTGATCCTCCACATACATAACAAATATACAAAAGGGTTTTGACAAAAGGATCACAATCTTATAAGTGGTACGTCTAATTTGGTATGGAGTACATGTCTAGGTTGGCCTGACTTTGTAAAACCTATACTATAGGCTTTGTGCTTAATGATAGGAGTCACTTCTATTATTCTAGACTCTTCAGGATTATTTCCCCAGATACACAAGATCTTCTTACAAGTGATAGTCATTCTTTGAATCCACTTATCATTTTCTTCAAGTACAGGATTCTCTACTTCTTTTAGTAGTTTAGGATCTGGACTAATGTAACTATATAGATTAGTTATAAAGAGGCTATCAAAACCTTCACGCTTTGCAATTTTTGATAATGCTGACACTGTTAAGTTCTTACCGTCTTTTGTTATAGACGGGTTTAACCCAACTACACCTAAAGGGTTTTGCATAGACTGTTCATAGAACCAACTAGCAAACTGGTGTTTACCGCAATGACTCTTGAACTTTTCTATATTTAGCATCACGACGTTCTTTCATTAAGTCTCTAACATGTACAAATAGTTCATGAGTAGTACCGTCAAATGTTTCCATGATCTGGTCTAACTCATCGTATGTAATTCCTGTAACTACTCTAATCTCTTTACGAAGGTCTTTGATAATTTGCTTCTCATCTTTCTCGTAGTCGTCCATCAATCGCTTGTACCTTGTTCTAAACAAGCTAACATCATCTAGCATATCTTCGTAATACTTCTTGCCTTTGATCTTGTCTTCAAGAAGATAGTTCTCATGCATTGCTTGATAGTAATAATCAGAGTGCTCGAAGTCACCATTGAGTATTCTCTCTTCTAGTGGCTTTTTGTTGTGTAGTGTTTTTCTGTAGAGGTACCTACGCCACCATTGAAATTGGTTGTAGGTTTTCTTTTGCAGTTTAGACAACTCGGCCTCTAGAAACTCTCTAGATTGTAATACAGGAAATAGCATAACTTTTATTTTAGTAAACTAATAACAATAACTGTTGATTGCAATATAATAACAAATAATGCAAATACGAGAGTTAAAAAGTAAGTAGCCTCTTCAATTTTGTGTTTCATAACCTTTATTTAAGCATGTTGTAATGTCTTGGATAGATATGTAGATTAGTAATGAACCAATGCATATCACCTACTTCATAGCCAGTCTTTTCAGATACTAGCTCCATTAGTTTAGCAAAAGTGTATTGATCATTACAGAATCCGTAAACTAGGTCAATTGATCTAGCAAATACAGTTAGTTGTAACTTATCATCTTGAATATAGAAGTTAAGTATATCATTACAAGGTGTGTCGTATTTGTATCGATCTAACTCGTCTAGATTATAATGTACTACAATAGCTCTACGTGTTTCTTTGTTAGTCTTAAGATCTTCAATGATACGGTTTAGTTGATCGTTGTAATTCCAGAAGTAGCCATAGTTAGAGTTTACTTCTGTTGTACCTGGTACCATCATTTGTTTCCAGATCTTGGCACGTTCAGATATTTCTGAAGCATCACGATCACCTTTGAGATACCAATCCCATTCGTAGTCAGCGTAGTCTTTGTTGAACTTACGCTCAGGTGTTGTTACAACTTTATCTTTAGGATTATCGATAGTAAAAGATACATTGAACATTGCTTTTGTGCCAGCAAAGTCTTGACCATTTGCCATGATATCACGAAACAAAATCTCGAATGCGTCGGTTGCGTTATTGTACCTCATACTTCTCTACTTGTATAAATTGTTTAAGAAAGTTAATACCTTCAGTGCTTCTGTATTCATTCAAATATACAACACGTTTGATTCCGGATTGCAGTATAAGTTTAGAGCAATCTAAACATGGGCTAAGTGTTAAGTACAAAGTAGACCCATCTACAGAGTTGCCTGTTTTGGCAGCTTTTAAGATTGCTCCCATTTCCGCATGAACAACATATGGTAAAGTAACATTGTCTTTTTCACAACAATTATCCATTCCTGGAGGTGTGCCATTGTATGACATGCTTATAATATTACCGTCTTTAACTAATATTGCACCTACTTTAGATCTATTACATTTAGACATAGTAGATATCTCTTTAGCTATGTTTAAAAAAATAGTATCTAGTTGTTTTTGGCTTGGCATACTCTTCCTTTTTTATATCCTTCTGGTATTTCTTTACCTTCTTTGATTAATATGTTGTTGACTCCGTTTGTATACCAATGCTTGGGGTGGTACTTTCTTGGTAATAAGCTAATTCTTTTGAGATGTCCTGATTCTACATTGTTCTTTCCTTGCATTGCTCCACCTTTTATACAAACTTCTCTTCTAAGTTCTTCATTAAAAAAACAGTTTAGTTTGTTTTCTCTACATACTTTAGCTGCAATTTGTCCAGCCAGTTTGTTATCAGACATGGATTGTATTTTTTTCATGAAGCCAGAATCTGCATTTATTTTCCCTTGTCTTTTTCCATTCATTGATCTTATTTCATTAATCAACTCTTCTTTTGATATTTGCCCAGATAAACATCTCCAAGCAATAAAGTCTTCTTGCATACCATATTTTTCCCATAATAGTCTATGCTCTTCTGCATGTTCTTCTAATGTTACTAGTTTTATATTTGAGGGATCATCAGATCCTCCTGCGTGTTTAGGTACTATATGGTGTTTGTACAATTTATTCATAAAAATAAAAGGTCCCAAAAAACAGAGGAGCTACTACCTTCCTAAGTCTTAGGGGACCAATAAGTTTATTATAGATTGTTGGTAGTAGCAACATTCTATCTATAATAAATATCTACAACTTACAATCCTGTTGAACCAAAACCGCCCTTTCTCTCAGTATTGTTCTCTATATTATCAACCTCTTCTACGTCAAAGTAGCATACTGGAATAAGAACAAATTGTATCAACTTTTGACCTGTTGCTACTGTTTGATCTTTGTCAGATATGTTGATAACATGGAGATGTATCTCCAACCTATAGTCTTCATCAACTACACATGCACCAACTTGTAGACCTTGCTTAGTAGCAACGCCTGATTTGTTGAATGCAATTAGTGCATAGCCTCTTGGCACTTGTGCTTTGATTCCTGAAGGAATTAATACTGATTGGCCTGGTTTTAGGACAACGGTTTCAAAGTCTTCAGGCACATAGAAGTCAATACCTGCTGATACAGAGGTACCTCTACTTGGTGTTTTTACGTTTCGTAACTTTTGTACTTTCATCGTGAATAGCATTTTGATAGCATACCTTCTTGCATTGGCCCATATTGACGGGCTTTCTCTTCGGATCTCTTGTAGATGATCTCGTTAGCTTGTTCTAGTATATTCATAACTTTGTTTTATATATAACAAAACCAGAGAAGTCAGATCCTCCAACCTCAACGTCTTTTAGCTTCCAATTTGGTCCTAATTGAGATAGTCTTTTTACAACTATCGTTTTATACAATGCGCTCTTTTGTGGATCTGTTTTAGTCAATAAATTCTGAGGATCTTTATTAGCTGCAAAGAATACAAGTGCTTCTGTTTTTGGATTGTCTTTCACATACTGTAACACTATATCAGTTACTGTTTTAAGTATTTTGATTAGTTCTTTGTATGTCGCCTTTTTATATTGTGATTGTTCTCCTTCTATTGTATATTCTACATTAATGGTATTAGGCCTTTTAGTAGGTATATTTAAAAGCTGGAACTCTCCAAAAGGTATTACAGATAATTCTACAGTTACTTGCCAACCTTGATCTGTAGTAAATGTATTGTTAGAATACGAGTAAGCTTCTACACCTTCTAGATCTCCAACTTCGTTGAGTATATTCAACAAACTAGTTCTCATCTCTAGTAGGCTAAGTTTATTCATATTGGATAAATATAAAACAGATTGGTGAAATGATAAAATCATTCTCCTAAGTACCTAGTGATATCACTCTTATCACCCCACTCTCGTTGAGAGTCTACGTCACTTGGCTTGATTGTTGGCTTAGGCATGTTTCTTGCAACATTCCAGAACCAATCTCCTAAGTTGCCGTAACGTTTCATATAGTCCCAACCTTTTGCGTCATAGGTCTTGATACAATCAAATGGAGTATCGATGTCTGCTTCTTTTAGAAACTCTTTATGGTATGTATAGAATTTAGCTCTACCAAGTTCACCTGGTTGTACATTTCTTGCAACAGCAACTGCGTTAAAGTTTACATGAGGAAGTGCTATCTGTAAAGTTCTTGATAGAACACCTGTAGAAAATACACTCCACATTGTTTCTACACGCTTGTCTTTAAACGCTTCATGAAATATCTTGACTCCTCCTGCTACTACTTGTTCATGCTTAAGACCAAAAGGTAGATATTTTGCGCCTATCTTTTGAGCAAACTCTTTTGCCCAACCGTTAATAGTTGGCATTGCAGGTGTTTTTAAGAAGATAGGTGTTGCTCCATCTTCAATTACACGTAGTTGATGTTCAGATGCTTCTTTAGATGCCGGCATAAACAACACTAACTTCTTGTTATACTTCTTAGCAAGGTAAGTTAATGAATAAGGAGCATAGCCTGTTCTAGGTGCAACATAAACTAATGTGTCTTCTTTGACTTGACTGATCATAAAGTCACCCATCTTAGCTTTAGTCCCGTATTGAAACTCGCCGTCGTCTACAATAGTAAACCCTTCTACTTGTTTTAACTTAAAGTCAAAGTCTGGTGTGTAGTCCTTTGTCATTTCAAGATAGTAGTTTAAGTCTCTACCATCTGACATGTCTAGATTAGACTGATCTATCGCTTTGTTTATAAACATTAATTACTGTTTTTTATCTTGAAGGTCCTTACTCAATTGACTAATAGGTACAGGAGTTCCTACAGGATAAGGAAAGCCTTCTTTAGCAGCAGTGATAGATGTCATTCCTGATTTAACAGGAATTGCTTTGCGAAGTGGAACTGCCGCTTCATTAAGAGGTCCATATACTTTTGCTAATACGATACCTGAAGATGTTGTATCGAAGATAATACCTGGCATTGCAAACATGTTACTCTCACTTGTACTTGCTGAATCAAGGTTTATAACAAATGCACGATTTACAGGCGGTAATAATTCCCACTCATTTGTTGATGGATTAAATTGAGGTATCAATTTTGTTGAATCATAGTACCAAAATAAGGACCATACAGTTTTATCTGTCCCATCAGGTGTTTGGAAGTTTTCGCTTACATTAAATTGTCCATAAGTTCCACTGATTCCTTGCATTGCTAAATTGGAAATAGATGGTCCATCTAGTACAGGACATATTGCGCACTCGAGAGTTTCTTCAGTTGATTCATATTCGAACCATCCATCATTAATTCCTTTTTTTATTTCAGAATAGCTTGAGAGTATTCCTAAAATAATAACAATTGTCAATATTGCTTTCCAATTGTCTTTGATTAGTTTTGATAAGTCTTGAAATAGTTTTTTCATGATTTTTATTTTTTATTTTAGTCTTTTAGCGAAGTCATAGTATGTGTCTAGACCCCAGGTCTGTTTCAATATAGAGTTATTGTGCATTCTACGACCATTGTTCTTAATGATGTGATCGTCTGATTGATACTCTTGGAAGTAACGTACAACGTCACATGCTCGACTATCTTCACAATCAATAGGGTTTAGATTATACCTCTTCGACAAGAATTGTAGAACCTCATTGATATATTCAAACTCTTTTACTCTAGAGCTAACCTTAGGAAAGATTGCATTGATACAACGAATAGCATTAGTTCCAGCATACACCCAACCTTTTGGGTTAACATAGTTAGGAAAGTACTCACTTATATCAGCTGCGAATGCAGTTAGTACGAAGTTTTGCCTCTTGAATCCAAGGTCTTTTAAGTAGTCGTTTCCTAGATCAGTTAATTGATAGATGTCGTATCTCTTAGTTTGCACTGCTTCAAACAGATGCCTAACTAATCCTTCAGAGTAGTCTAGAATAAACTTTCTTAAGTGACCACGAGTCTCACCTTCAAATGTGAACTGAGGAAGTAAGTAGCCTTTATTATCTGTGAATGGTGTAATACGATTCCTGAGGTCTTCTTTCCATTCTGGCCATGTATACCTGTTCTTCAATATAGAATCCACGATCCAGAAGTTACCGAAGCCATGCGTTCCTAATATGTCCTTGATATGGTCCTTCTTGTATCTTGGTACATAGTTAATACCAGATCCACATAGTCTAAACAAATAGAACAACATGAACCAGTCAAAGTCGTCTTTGATATCATGATGAGAAAAGTGATGGCCCATGCCTCTCAAGTCTTTCTCTTTATACCATACTGCTTCAGTAAAAGCACAGAATGCAGCGAACCTACGATGAGCTGTGTCATAAATAGGTACATGATAGATTAGATCGTCGTTTACATCTTCGTACAAATTACCTTCGTAAGGTAGACCTAAGCTACCATGTTGTTGCATTAATAGACTACGCTTATCGTATTCGTCTAATGCTTCTAACAGCTTTTCGTTGATTATGAATTTCTGCATTATTTAAAAATTACAGTTGTAGTGAACATATAATATCGAGGCTTCAAGTGTACAGATTGTTTAGGTTCCATATACTCAAACATCTTCATACCATCTCCATCTACCCACTCCTCTGGCCATTGTAGTGTATTAATATCTGAGTTGTTCATGATCCTATTAGCAATGTCTCTTAAGTGCATACGTTCTGATCTTGTACCAAAGAAAGGTTGTTTAAGATATAAACCTGTACCAGGTAATTTACGACTTTCGTGCTCAACAGGTAAAAGATTCACTAGAGTAGCGTTGTTTAGTTTCTTAGCAAAATCAACATAACGTCTAAATAGATCTCCTGTCGCAGCTTCAGGGTTGTCTTGCCTCATCAAGTGAAAACGTAGATCAATGTTACCAAAGTATAAAACGATCTCATCATACTTACTGTTCCACTCTTCGATTAATT